CCCATCTTTATAATAAATACGTGCCATTTTTCCTATGTACATCTCGTTATTTGTATGTTTGGGTAGCCACATTTTATATTGTATAGTTGTTTTATACAATATAAATCACATTAAATATCAATTTTTATTTTACTGGGAACGACTAGTATTTTTTCTTCGCGTTCTTTTTGTTTTTTTATACGAACGTCGTCTGGTAGTTCTCCTGCTGAATCAAAACGTGATATGACATTGCCAGTATAGTTTGAAAAAAGGGGTTAGTATTTTGGTCATATTAATTATTTCATTAACTTAACGCCAGCTTCTTCATAAAGCATCATAATATCTCCTGGATCTGTCAAAAAATGCCAATGCGTTGGCGGCGCTTTTGGTTTTCCAATAGGATCAAAAAATATTGTAGATAGATCAAGTTTCTGAATAGCCGCATTTGATAGTAACTTATAACTTCCTGTATATTCAAATATATATTTACTTAAATGTTTGTTAGAATCACTATTTTTACTAATTTTTAAATTATTATCTCCAGGGGTTGTATCTAGTTCGACTGCGTTAAATGGGGACATTATAGGAATAAACGCATTTCGTGTCAATCTATGAATAACATTAACATTTGATTTTTTAAATGTTTTTTTCAAATTATATGCAGTATCTTTAACACAATAATCTCCGGCAAGACCACATACATAGACATTCGTATTATCACGTATAAAATTGCTAGCATCTAATTTGTTCATTTGATCTATTACATCAACTCCGGGGGTAGTTTTAAATAATTCATCATCTAATGCGTTTCCTTCGTTATTTTTTAAAATATACGAACCCGTAGCATCTGAACATGACCTCCCTGAAAATGAGAACAAATCTAAAAGTCTATTACCGTTTTTACAACATTTACTTCCTATTTGTGCAGTTGCATAATGAGTATTGTCATATTTTTCAGCACCAAATGTATCAACTCTTGGATGCATTCCTTTAAATGCTATTTGAATTTTGTGAGCCACGTCTTTGTTAGTGGTTATCCAATGTTTAATTTCCTTTACTAATCCTGACCCAGGTGTTCCAATAACACAATGAGGAGGAAATGGTCCGTCTTCACCATTAAATGAGCAATGTTTAGCATCATGATAATCACGTGTAAAAATTATTTTACTAAATTTATCTTTATTTTTATTTAAAAAGGCTATAATACCTTGAATAATATCTTTACCATTATTTACTGCAAATGCTCCAATATTTCCTACACCTGGTACATGTGGTCCAGTGAGTTTGTCTGTGTCTATTTCGTCTTTAAATGCTCTATCTACAAAATCATTTTGCATGTCAATTACATATAAAACATTGTCTTTATTCTCATCTACTTCACTTTCAACAATTACTACGTCTGAATATTTGGGTCTTCGTTTCTCTAAATAATAATCAAAAAATCTTTTTGAATCAGTTGTTGCACCAGATAGGTTGTCAAACTTCATACCACCTCTGTTTTTTCTTTTCTTTCTACTTTTACGACCAGTTTTCTTGGTTTTACCATTCATTTTTTTATTTTTATGTACTCTTCTTGTTCTTCTTGACTTTTTTCTTCGCGTGCGTCTTGTCTTTTTTGTCTTTTTTGTCTTTTTTGTCTTTTTACTTTTTTGTGGACCAAAAAGTGATATAGCGGGGGCATCTTTTTTTAAAAAAAAGGGGTTAGTATTTTTATCACTCATATATAATATAAAAATAAGATAATATTAAAGTATTCAAAAATGTAATTAAATCTTCAATGGTGTAAATGTCTAAATTACATAATTATAATATTTTATTAAAATAAATTTCTCTATATTTTTCCATTTCAGCATCTTCTACAACTTTTGTTTTAAAGAATTCCCAAGAGCGTGTTCCTTTCAACATATTGATTAAAAAATATAAACTATACATTCCACATTCAGTATTTTTTTGCTGATGTTCGTGTGGATGATTTTGGTCAAATACAATATTTTTATTGTTTAATTCTAATCCTTGATTCTGGATATTTTTAACAAGTTGATTTAACCTTTGTGGCATTTTAGAACCAGCACTATCAAAATAATATAAATTATTTTTGGTTAAATCTAAAAATAATGAAACCCAGTGAGAACCGCCTTTATCGTGAGTGTCTAGATTAAAAATAATTCCTATTTTTGTTTTTCCTTTTTTTAATGTATCTTTTAAATTAAAATTACATATTTCTGGCCATATACATTCACCGTCTTCGTCAACAAAATCATAATCTATTGGAGAAGGCCCTAAAAACATAAATTCATTATAAGCATCTTCGTATTGCTTCATTGAATCATTCAATTCGTCGCTGCTTAACCATTCGACCGGATTCTTAATCCATTCGTCTGGCATTTTTGGTAAAAAAGATTCATTCATTATTATATTTTTTAACTTTGGTTCTTCTATTAAACTTCTAACCCAACATCCCTCTGAACTACACGAATTCTTTACCTTTTGTTTTAAGTTGTTCCATATTACTCGGGGGTTATCAGAATTTATTTGTCTAGTTTTATCTAAACTATTTCTTTTATTCCATTTTCTTTTTAATAATTTCAAGTTTGATTTAGTTAAACATGTAAATGCTAATGAAGATTTTTTTCTTGATAACGGACTACACTTTACGTTAGTAAACTTTTTTGTTTTTGTCATTATAATAATAATATATTATTTTTCATTTCTTTGAAAACGGGTCCCATTATTAAACATTAATTTTGATTCTTTTGAAATACTACTATTTGTATAACGTTCTGTTTTAAATAATAAGGGATGTGAATCATTATATTGTTTCTCTTGTACAACGGTTGGTTTATATAAATCGCTATTACTAGTAGGGACATATAATGATTTGTCGCATTGCTGAAGTGCAAAATATTGATTTCTCAACCCACTTTCAAAATCAACATTTTGCATAAAGCCTTGGACAGGTCCTCTATTCGCTCCCGGATGTTCGCCAGCACTATACATATAATTAGCTTTGTTAGTAATGGGAGTCTCAACAAAAATATCTTTTGGTGCGGTTGGAAATTTTTCAAATTTTGTAGAATGAGGAATCATTGGATATAATACATCCATGTGAATAAAAGGTATATTCCTATTCAATATTTTAGAATTTATATTATCTACGCGTTCTTGGCTCATATGTATATTTAAAATATAATAATTTTATTATTATTTTTAATAATATAAATATATTTTTATTAATTTTCACCATTGGAGGTTTCGAATGGAACAACTAATAACTATTTTTAACCGTGTAAACTAGATAAAATATGAACAACCCATAGAAGTTCTTGGCAAATACATCCAATATATTATACATTGCGTTCTTATAATCGTATGAAAGTAAATATGCTACTCCGTATAAAGACCAAAAAAAGAACATAAACTTAAATAATCTATCATTTGTTGTATTATTTAATACATAATTATAATATACTTTTCCAAACGTTAAAAATAAAAATATCGTCCCTAATCCAAATGATATATATTTATCTAAATAATTTATCTCCCCCAAATATCCAAAAAGTAGCATAAGTGTGTTATAAATTAAAATTTCGCTTATTAATTTGTAATCCTTTTTAATTATGTCCATTGCCCTCAAATTCTGTTTATTTTCATTTTTATTTTCATTTATATTTTCAAATTCTTCTTTTTTGTTGTACATCATGAAAAATATTGTTCCAACTAACATTGTTGGGGTAGTAATAACCCAATCAATATATCGAACTGGTGTTACATCTTTAAATGAACTTTTCAAGGCATAAATGAGCCATACATAAAAAATAAATTCTATTATTTGAACAAATGTTTCTATTATAAGTATTTCATTCAATATATAATCTTCGGGCTTCAACTTAATAAAAATGCCAATAAATGTAACAATACCCGTAATTATTTGAATAAATAGCGATATGTAAGCACTGTTTAATATTAACTCATTCATTTATATTATATATAGTTATATTATATGGGAACAACTATATATCATAAAATTTTTTTATATTTACTAGCGTTAATTTACATTTTATATTTCACAATATTGTTTGGATTTAATAACAATAACTTAGTGCAAATTGTTCAATTTTGGTTAAGAATATATGTGAGTTTATTTTTACTAATATTTTTTAATCCATTTCAAAAAACAAAGTTTACCGAATATGACCAACGAATTGTATTTTCATCTGCGTTGTTATTAAGTACAACTGTATCTATTAATGATCTTTTTATTTACATAAACAGAACAAAAGAAATATTAAAAATCTTTTAAACATTTATAAATTTGTTTAGTAACAATTGTATCAATGTCCTGTTCTTTTGCTGTTTTTTTTGAGTAATTCCAGTTATTATTATAATAATTCGTCATAAAATGTTTAAAATCATTACTATCCTTTACCGGTATAATAGGATTTTTTAAATATTTATCTATTATTTCTGTAATTGAATATTCAAATTCATATGGTTTTATATATATATAATAAACATTATCATGTTCCATTCCTGGATGATGAACATCATCTATAAAACATACATGTGTATTTTTGGGCAATCTAGCACATTTTACCAAATCATCGTAATTTTTTTGATGAGATGTTCTAAATAATTCTAGGCGTTTATTATTAACCATAAAAGCACATATACATCTATCAAATAAAGAATCGTTTTTAGGTATTTTTAATTTATAGTCAAAGTATTTACTTATACTTAATGTCCAACTTCTTGGTCCGGTATTATTTGTATAGATGCACACTTTTTTATATTCGCCACTCTTCTTTTTTTTGTAAATATATTTTGTAATTTCCAATATTAAAGGGCGTAAAAAATCTGGGTATATATCTAGTAGTTTATTAAATTCATGTTGGGTTAATGTTTCCTTTTTAAAATAATCACAAATTCCTTGTTGAATAATACCGAATTGTACAAAACAACCCAATGTTTCATCTAAATCAAATACAACTACCTTATTCGCCATTTATATATATATTTATAAAAATAAAATATATACATAAAATAAATGAAGCTTAATAATAATGATTATAAAAAAATCTTAAATTTTTATAATTTATCAATACCAAAAAGCGAAAGATTGTTAAAAAAAAAATCCCAAGATGTATTGGCTTCAAAACTTTGCGGTTGTATTAAAAAGGTATCAATTAAAGCGAACCAAGAGTCAAAAAGTGTTGGTATATGTAGAAATAGCGTACTTAAAAAAAAGGGTGTAAAAGCACATGGATTCAAATGCAAAGATACACCACGTTTTTTAACTAAAAAAAACAAAAAAAACGGACAAGCATTATACAAGGGCGGAAAGAAAAAAAGAACAACCAAACATAGAATGAAAATTTAAATCGGGTTAAGTATTTTGTTTTGTCTGAATTTAAAATTTTTAATGTATTTAAACTATAATGGATAATCAAAAAGAATGTATAAATTCACAAAAAGTAAAGGATTTAAAAAATAATATAAAAATTATAGGTCTGGGCTGTTGTAGTAAATCATTTATCGCCCCATTTTTGTTTGTAAAATATATAACAAATTATAAAGAATATGATGTATATAAAAGAGAAAAACACATGTCTACTGTTTTAGATAAATTTGATTGGTATCCAACACTATTATACTCTGACGATATTAATAATATATTAATATTCAAAAACGCAGGGACTCCTGTTACACAAACAAATAAACCAAAAGACATAGAAAAACAATTTAATAAAATATTATCTGATATGGAAAGCGTTAATGTACAACACAATGATATTAAACCAGGCGAAGTCCTCGTAGATGAAAATAATAAAATTTATCTATGTGATTTTGGATGGGCGTCAATAAATAATGAAATGGGATGTGGAATAGAAATTTGGAATTGTAATAATACAAAAAAACCATACGGATATTTTAATGATAAAAATGCTTTACAAAGGTTAAAATTAGTTTAATATATGTTTTTAAAAATGTATGTATATATTAAATGGATAATGTACCAGAATTACATATATTAATTGATTGGACATGTTATTTTTCATCAATTGAAAACGAATTTAAAAATGGTCTTCAACTTATAGAAAAAATACAAATGAAAAAATTGAAAGAAAAGAAAAATATAATTTCAAAATTTTACGATACACCGGTTGACGATTTTCGCGGAAATACAGATTTCAACATTTATATTGTTAAAGATACTAATCCAGTTTATGATAATAGAAATACATCAAAAGGTAATCGCAAAGTAAATATTCATATGTTTGATTTGAAGCAATCATTACGTAAAATTACAGGAGGGTATAAAATACATGCAACGGATAACATACAAGAAACAAAGGATAATTTAAAAGTTCTCGGTCTTTATGAAAAGTTTTATAATAATAAAACGTTTAATACATTAAAAGATGTTTTCGATGAGTTAAATAAATATCCTCAATTAAAATGGGTTGTTATGCGCAATTTTGAAGATATGCCTGATAATATTACAATTGATGAACATTTAGATGTAGATTTATTAGTAAATGATTATTATTTAGTTAAAACAATTTTAGACGGAACCTCTGCCAATTGTTTTGGTGCTAACACAAAAAACAGATTTGAAGATGGAAAGAATAGAATACTTAATAATGTTATTATAAAAAATAAAAAGGTTCTATTTGATTTTAGGTCTACCGGAGATAATTATTATGATAAAAAACTTCAACAAGATATGTTAAATACAAGAATAAAACATCAAAATGGTTTTTATATTCCAAACAAAGAAATGCATTTGTATAGTTTGATTTATCATGCTATCATACATAAACCTAAAATATCAAATACATATATAAAGGTCTTTAAAGAATATGGTTTACACGATAGTGAAATAAATAAAAAGAGTTTGAAAAACAAACTAGATATTTTTTTTAAAAAAAATGGTTATTCTTATGTTAAGCCTGAACCATCTGTCGGTTATTTTATGTAATTATTTTTCATTTACATCTGTGTAATTGCTATCAATCGCTACCTCTTTCGCAATATTTTTAATTATTTGTTTTATATCTTTATCATCCGTTTCGCTTGATACATTATTTGAAATTAAATCTATATATGTTTTATTTTCATTTGTTCCCGTTTCCATACATCCTGGATTATTATCAACCCAAGACGATATTTGTTTAATATTATTTTTTGTTACTTCTTCAATCGCATTTCTCATTTTTATATTATCTTGGTCATCCACATTCCAAATGTTATTCTCTTTAACATAAAGTACTTCATTTTTTGAATCACCACAATGAATTGGACGTTTATTAATTTCTAATTCATCGAGCCCGTTTATAAATAGTTTTGATACACCCTCAACATAACCTAATTTACTATTTTGTTCTATATTACTCATTTTTAATGTTAATTGTGATATAAAATCCGTTAAATTTAAGGCATCTTTACACTCATTGTTTAAAAATAAATTTATATTATATTCATTTGTAATTGTATTATTTGTATTCCCGATTTTTGGAATCAACTCATTCATTTGTCGTCTATGATTCTCCTCTTGTTGAATAATTAAATTTTTCAAATCACTGATGATAGTATGGTCATTATTCATTAATTCATTTTCTTCAATATGTAAATTATTTTTTTTAGAAAAATTCAAATTTTCATTTTCAACAATTTCACAAATTTTCTTATGTCGCCAAAGTCCTGCACGACTTTTATACCCTTTTCCACAACTTTCGCACGAGAAATCATAAGGGGACTTTTGGGGACTTTTTGTTGCCATTTGTTGCCGATTGTGCTTTTGGGTTGATATGTGTTTTGTAAAATCTTTTTTGTTGCTACATGTATAGCAGCAAGGAATACATTCAAATATTTTTGGGGATTTTTTGGGGATTTTTTTGTTGCCGTTTGTTGCTAAATTCATATATTAAATAGAGAAAAATTCAAATTTTCAAAAACGCAAAAAAAACGGTTGGTAAGGGACCGTTTTGCAAAAAGTCGGTTTTTTGCTAGGTATCAGTAAGAGGTCCAAAATTATTTTTTTTTTTGCAAACTAATTTCAAAGTTTATACCTTTTTTTGAATTTTTTTTTAAAAAAGTAAAATTCCTGATGCACTTATAAAAAAAAAAAATATTTTTGTGAAAAATGTACAAATAAAATAATTTCAATATTGTTATTTAAATACTATTGGTTTTTTTAAATATCAAAAATAAATTAAGACCATACAACTTTTTTTAAGAAAAAAACGGGAAAATTCGAAAAAATTCGAAAAATTCAAAAATGAAATTTGAAATTTTCAAAAAATTCGAAAAAATTCGAAAAATTCAAAAATGAAATTTGAAAAATTCGAAAAAATTCGAAAAAATCGAAAAAATCGAAAATAGTAGAATGAAACTGGAAGATATTAATTTAGAACATTATATTTGTGTTTTGAAAGTTCCAATATTTATAGATTAAACATATTATTTAGATTAAAAAGTAATCTCATATAATTTTATGAACAGGTTAAATGAAAATTTTATTGACATTTTATTTAGATTGCATTCTACATTAAAAAAACACGGAGAACCGTTTAGATCAAGAGCATATGAAAAAGCAGAAGAAACATTAATTAATTATAGAGGGGACATTGAGACAACCGAAGATATTAAGGGTTTACCGAATATCGGTCCTGGTATAATAAAAAAATTAGACGAATTTGTAAAAACCGGAGAAGTTAAATATTTAAGAAATTTAGAAGAAAGTCCTATAAATGTATTAACAAATGTGCATGGTATTGGTTCAGTTAAAGCAAAAAAATTAATTCAAAAAGGTATTACAACATTGGATAAATTAAAAAAGGTTCAAGAAACAGAACTTAATGGTCAACAAAAAAAAGGATTATTATATTTTGACGATATTCAACAAAGAATACCAAAAGATGAAATAGATTTATATGATTTACTATTAAGGAAAAAATTCGATTTGATTAATGACGACAATAAAGGTAAATTTATAATATGTGGTAGTTATCGCCGCGGACATAAAGATTCTGGCGATATTGATGTAGCAATAACTCATGAAGATGGTGATAAAACGATTTATAAAAAATTCATGAATATCTTGAAAGAAAATAATATAATTGTAGATTTTTTAATGAATGGTGAAACAAAAAGTCATTTAATTACACGACTCCCTGGAAATATCAATCGAAGAATGGATTTTTTATATCATCCGCCAAGTGAATACGCGTTTGCTATACTTTATTTTACAGGTAGTAAACAATTTAATATCGCAACGAGACAACGAGCGAGAAATATGGGATATACATTAAACGAGCAGGGTATATTTTATTTAGATGATAAAAAGAAAAAAGGCAATCGAGTTACAGATGTTAAATTTACTACGGAAAAGGATATTTTTAAATTTTTGGATATGAAATATAAAGAACCGGAAGAAAGAGTAGATGCCTCAGCAATTCAAACATTATCAGCACAAGATATAGCACAGCGATATGTTAAAGAAAATGAACAACCGGTTAATATAAACGATGAGTTGGAAAAACTATTGAACAAACGTTTAACTCTTAATCTTTTTAGAAGATCTAAAAAAACTCAAATGTTTGATAAAAATGGTAATTTAACATATGTTGATTCAAAACATATGAAAAGTAAAGGGAAAAAAACGACCAGAACTATTTCAAAAATATTAAATGATTTTCGTAAAGACAACTTTAACTATTTAGATAAAATTCCTAGACAAAGTTTAGTAAAATTATTAAAAGAGGCAAATGAAACCTATTGGAATAATCATCCTATATTAACAAATAAAGAGTATGATGTTTTAACAACATATTTGAAGGAAAAACATACAATAAAACTGAAATCATCAAATCAACTGAATAAAAACTATTTAAAAAAGTTGGGTAAAACTGAACAATTATTATTAGAAAAATTAAGAAAAAATAATTTTAAAAATATTCAAGAAATTAATAAGGATAATTTAATTAAATTATTTAATGATTCAATAACATTATATTATGACGGTAAGGCAATATTAGAGGTTGATGAATATAAATTAATTAGTGTGTATTTGAAACACCAATATAAATTTGATCTTGATACGGTTGTGGAATTTAAAGAAGAAGAAAAAAATAAAAAGAAAAGAATAAAAGAAGAGAAGGAACTCTCCAAAGCAGAAGCCAAAGAAGAAAAGAAAGCACCACCCAAAGCAGAAGCAAAAGAAGAGAAGGAACTGTCCAAAGCCGAAACAAAAGAAGAAAAGAAAGCACAGCCCAAAGCAGAACCCAAAGAAAAACCCAAAGAAAAACCCAAAGAAAAAAAGAAAACTGTTAAAAAAAGAAAAGAACCCAATGAGAAAAAAGAACCTAAAAATAAAACTGTTAAAAATAAAACTCAAATGAAGGTAATTGAAGAATTTCGCGAAAAAGGAATTACTATAATTGAAAAATTAACAGAGAAAAAAATCAATAAACTATTGATAGAATCATCAAAATCATATTACAATCAACATCCATTTATGACGGATAATGAGTATGATATAATTCGAGAATACGCAAAAAAAAAATATCCAAAAATTGAAGGCGCGAATATGATAGGTGTGTCGGTTGAAAAAAATAAAGTAAAATTGCCATATTTTATGGGGTCAATGGATAAAATAAAACCAGATACAGGTGCGCTAGATAAATGGAAAAAAAAATACAAGGGATCATTTGTTATTTCAGGAAAATTAGACGGTGTAAGTGGACTATATAGTACAGAAAACAATGAACAAAAATTATACACCCGCGGGGATGGGGTACATGGACATGATATATCACACTTAGTTGAACATTTAAAATTGCCAACAGAAGAAAATATGGTTATTCGTGGTGAATTTATTATAAAAGAAAAGACATTTCAAGAAAAATATAAGGGTAAATTTTCGAATTCTAGAAACTTTGTATCTGGTATTATCAACTCTAAAAAAATAAACACAGAATACGTTAAAGACCTAGATTTTGTAGCATATGAATTAATTAACCCAGAACTAACGCCGGAAAAACAATTTGAGTATTTAAATAAATTAAATGTAGATGTTGTAAAAAATATAACTGTATCAAATATTACAAATAAAGACCTATCCGATATGTTAGTATCGTGGAGAACTACATATACATATCAAATAGATGGAATTATTGTTGTAAATAATGAGATTTATCCACGCAAAGAAAAAAATCCAGAACACGCGTTTGCTTTTAAAATGATACTAGGAGACCAAATAGCCGAAGCAAAGGTAATTGATTTATTATGGTCTCCAAGTAAAGATGGATTATTAAAGCCAAAAATAAGAATAGAACCAGTTCATCTAGGTGGTGTTAAAATAGAATATGCAACTGCGTTTAATGGTGGTTTCGTTGAGAAAAATAATTTAGGTGTTGGTGCATTAGTTAAACTCATTCGAAGTGGCGATGTCATTCCGCACATTATGGAGGTGGTTGAACCTGCCGAAAAAATAAAATGGCCAGAAGTGGATTATGAATGGACGGATAAACACGTTGATATTAGACTAAAAAATAAAGATGAAAATGATATTGTCCGTTCTAAAAATATTGCCGGATTTTTTATAATTTTAGGTGTAAAACAGCTTGGACAAGGAAATGTTGATAGAATTATTAAAGCAGGTTATAATGACATATGTTCAATTATTGCTATGTCAAAAGATGATTTATTAAAAGTAGATGGTTTCAAAGAAAAACTAGCAACAAATGTTTACAATAATATTCACGAAGGTTTAGAAAAAGCATCGTTAAGTAAATTAATGGCTGCATCTAATATATTTGGAGCGGGGTTTGCGGAAAAACGGTTCGAATTAATAATAAATAATTTACCAAACATATTAACAGATAAATCATCAAACGAAGATAAGATACGTAAAATAAAGGAAGTGAAGGGTATGTCGTCAAAAACAGCCAGTAAATTCATTGAAAATATTGATAATTTTAATGCGTTTTTGGAAAAATGTAAATTAAAACATAAACGAATTGTAAAAGATGAAGAAAAGGAACCAATACAATTAGACCATGAATTATATGCGAAAAATATAGTATTAACTGGTTTCCGTGATTCGCAGTTAGAAACTAGGTTAAAAAAACTAGGTGTAAATATTTCAACAAGTATTAGTAAGAATACATTTTTGGTTGTTGTAAAATCACTTGATGAAAAAACGGGTAAGGTTGAAAAAGCAAAGGAGAAAAATATTCAAATGATGGAATTAGATAAATTCAAAGAGAGATATTTGAATTAGACAGACTAAAAAGAAAAATGCGATTGTGGTAAGGGGTGTCGCACACATCATCACTATGTATAATACACATACAAACAAAAATTGAATTATGCTACGGATCAAGACCCAAAATATATATCATTGAATATAATGCAAGTATCCAAACAATTTTATGAAAACCACGCAGCCCATTTTTCCGACACCCGTTTCTGTATATGGGACGTGGTTCGCGAGTTTGGAGATTCTCGATTTACTCCCAATTCATTCGTATTAGATGTTGGTTGTGGAAATGGCAAGAATATGAAATATTTCAATGACAAATGTAGCATAGTCGGTATTGATAAAAGTGAAAAGTTAACTTCAATATGTCAATCGCGGGGATTAAATGTGGCATGTGCTGACGTGTGTAATATGCCATATGAAGATAACAGTTTTGATTATATTATTAGTATTGCGGTCATTCATCACTTAGATAGTGATGAAAAACGGATTGACGCAGTAAATGAGATGCTGCGCGTATTGAAGCCGGGGGGACATGCCCTTGTAACGGTATGGGCGTATGAAAGTGATGAATATTCTAAGAAAAAGAAATTCGTATTGGGGGACAATATTGTCTCATTTGGAAAGGAGAACGCAGAGCGCTACTATTATATCTATAATAAAAGTATGTTTTCCAACTTTATGAATTCCGTTCAATGTAGTTCCAAGGAGTTTATGTGGGAACGCGGTAATTGGAACGCAATATTTGTGAAGTAATTCATAATGCTTATTCAAACAGGGAAACGCCTGAAAAGTTTAGAAGAAAATCACATCAATAATAAAAAATATAATCTGTTATTTTTTATTATTCATTTTTTATTTTTTATTATTCATTTTTTTTCTCTCTTCTCTAGTTTTTTTAAAAAATGAAAGTTTGTAGAGAATTAATAAAATAACAACATTATGTAATTTATTAATCATATTCTGAAAAAAGTTTGCAAAATAAATATTTGAGAGAAGAGAGAAAATAATAATTAAATTAATTAATTAATATAATATTAATAAATTATATATGGTTTATCATAAAAAAAAAGGAATGAAGACTAGAAAAGTAAGAAATTTAAAACGAAAAACAAGAAGACATAAAAGAAGAGTAGGCGGTCGTGGTTCAGCATTATCATCCATATTAGGTATTCCAGATACACTTCGAGAAATGCATCGGGCAAATACACCAAAAAGAAGTTCAGGAACCATGAAAAAAAGTTCAGGAACCAGAAAACGCAAAAGATCATCAAGAAAAAAAAAGGGGGAAAAACAGAATGGTCTGCAAGATACACTTCGAGAAATGCGTAAGGCAACTACACCAAGAAAAAGAACAGGAACCAGAAAACGCAAAAGATCATCAACAGACACAGATGAATTAGAATCATCAACAGACACAGATAAATTAGTATCACGAAACCCTGGACTGAGTTTAAAAACACTAAATTTGAACCCCGAAATAAGAAGGGCCGCGAAACCACCAACCGATAGCGATGACTCCCTCTACTAAATTATTTCACAATGTTTAGAAATAACTGCCAATTCAATATGTGTGCGAAATTAATCCATAAGAAGTACGGAATATAAAAGTAATATAAATCATTAAAATAAGTATAAAAAAAGACAAGTCTTAAAAATGAAAGAACAACCAATGTACTCATTACAAGCAAACTACTATCATATTTATTTTTGCCTCTATTAGAGTTAAAAGTATATAACCATAAACCTTGAAGAGCACTTTCTAAAAGAGTTGTTCTTATTAATGAATTTTTCAAGCAATTATTCGTTTTTGACGATAAAATAGTAAATGTTAAATAGAATAATAACGCGTAAAGAATAGGCCAAACAATACCAAAAACAAATGACGGTGGTTGCCAACGAGACTTTTTGTCTGTATCTTTAAATTCATTGGTATTATTAAAGTTGGATAAAACGGATGTTAAAAAAGGAGACGCGCTCACAAATATGTGAAAAATATTCATGTTATATATTACTTTGATAAATAATTAATGGCGCTTAATAAAACACTTTCTTGTGAATTTAATTTTCTAAAAATAATACATTCATCCATTTTTATCTGCATATATTTATTAAATCTACTTTTACAGACAACATATGTTCCATTTTGACAAATATTTATGTCGCAAACTATTGCCCCTTTTGTCAACTTGATATCATCATTATCAAATAATCTGTTTAATGGAATCCACCGAATAAAAGAACCTGCTTTCAAGTCAGGTATATCAGATACGGCTATATAATTTTTAAGCTTTTCCATAATAGATGATATGGTTTCATCATCTAAATCTAAATCCATAAGTGAATTCATTTTATTTTCATCTATTTTATCACTATTAAGTTCAAGTATTTCTTCATTATTTTCATTCTCTAGTGCTTGAAGCAATACATCAACATCAAAATTCCCCATGTTATATAATATAACAATAATAGTTTCAAATCATTTATCAATATCAATATCAGTATCAATATCAATATGATATCTTAATTGTAAAAATAGTTAAAAAACAGACAATATTATATATAATGTATTCTCCATACGAGAAATTGGCAATCTCCTATGTAAATACACTAAATAATTTAATTCAAAATGAAAAATCAACAGATGATGAAAATAATTATTTACTCCGTAAAACAATAACAGATGCTATAAGTGAACTAGAAAACAATGGTTGTAAAATTAGAGTATCTGGTAATATGCTAGTATTGGTGGAGGTGAATGAAGGACATATTCTATCACGTTTATAAGTATTTTACACATCAGAAGTTTATTAGTAGCTACAACAATAGAAAAGTTCATAATATAACTAATTATTATATCTAATTATTTCAAACATATTTCATGTATAGTTAAACATTGTATATGGGTAATATATGCGAAAGCTCACTCGTATTTATTGCGTTGTTTCCAAAATACATTTCAATAAATTTTTTTGTTTTATCATTTTTTAATGACATAATGATATTATTATATTTTTGAATTAATTCATCTTTGCTATATGATTCTGTGTCGTTTAATTTTACAGTAATGAGATGATTTTCAACCAAATATTCAACATCTCCTTCTACGAGTAAATAATCAAAATTATATTTTCCAACACCATAACCACGATTAATTAATAACGTTGGTTCTTTTTTACCAGGTTTATTAATATAATTTTTTTTCTCAATATTAGAATATTTTTTAACAACGAGTTCATTTGCTTTAATATCAGAACTATATATTAATAATGTTTTACTAGAATCTTGTGTTAAAATATCTTTACATTGATTCCATACTATGCTACCAACATTTACAGTAAACCCTAATTGTGATAATGTTGTTGAATTTTTATAAAATGTTTTAAGTTTAGAAACAGTATTTTTACAACCAAAAACGGTATAATTATTTATTTCTAAAACAAAATGCTTATTTGATTTATTATTTTTGTTGTTTTGAATAATCATAACAATTGTATTTTGTTTTGTATCAATATAATTGTCATTACAATGTTCAATGTTTAAAATTTTAAAATTTTTGGAAATGTATTCTCTTGTTTTATTATAATAAAGACAATTTAAAAAATTATTGGGTAAAATAAAACTAAGTATGCCGCCCGCCGATAATAATCGCAGTGATTTTATAATAAATAAAATAAATATATTTGGACGACCATCAAAAAAATCGTAATATTCTGGTAGAACGTCTTCTTTTTTCACAACAAAGTAAGGAGGGTTGCCAATGATTAAATCATATTTTTTATCATTATTTGGAAATAGTTTTAAATAATCATTATTAATTAAGTTAACGTTGTCAAAATCCAAATCTTTTATAGATTCAAATATAATATTATTATGTTCTACTCCGGTAATATCAAGATTGTTAAAACATCGGTTTAATGCGTAAATATATTCACATGAACCACACGATGGTTCTAAAACAGTTTTAATATTTTTAAAATATGGTTCAAGTAATTTCAATGTATTATTAATAGTAATCGGTGGTGTAAAAAAAATCCCCTCCTTTTTTTTATCTTCTTTATTAATTTTTTTTCTCAATTTATTCGATAATTCACTATATTCCATAATAAAAATAATGGAATATCTTTAAATCTTCAATCGTATCATTATGTTTAGACCTTTTCTCATTTGAAATCCAAATTTGAATTAAGATTTAAAAATAATTCTTATTTTTCGTGGTTTTATTCTTTTTGTATATATATATATATATATATGGATTTATTGATTAGAAATAAAGGATTGGACCCTATAACATTAGATGAATATAATATTCAAGAATGGGTAGATTTAGATAATGATAATATTGTATTTTATATAATAGATGACAATAAGAAGGATGAATCGAATATATTTTTATTGAAAAAAAGCTATTTCATATCTCCAATAGATAACATTGTATTCAAAAAATGTGTTTTAAACAATAATCAGTTAAATATTGAATCTACAAATAAATTAAAACCAACCTACATCAATGTTGGATTTTTTATGAATAAATCATTCGTTATAAATTATAGTAATTTTGTCAAAACACTTAATACATCAAGGTCGCGTATATTTAAGTTATTAAAAAACGACATGGTTGATTCGTTTATTAATTTAAAAGAGATGAAAATGGCACATTTAGAACTATATAACATAGATTCTAAGGAATACGGCGAACAAAGAAACTTACCACATAGTATGGATATTTACTTTAATGAATCAGCACACGGTGCGCTAAGAAATTATAGTTATCAATGGGATCAGGCAATAAATCAATATTTAATACAAGGGGAGACATATTTTAAACATAGTGATTTTACTAAGCATTATAATCGTTATGGCGATACGAAAGAACTTGCTATACAGAATGTAAAAGATAAAATCAAATATATAGACGATGCGTTTTTAGAAACAGCCCCTCGAGCAAATAAACCAGTGGTTTTATGGCGTGGAATGCAGAATAAATTCAGGACAAATGAAAGAAAGGCTTTTGTAAAACCTGAATATATGGATGAAAATGGAGACATTGCTATCGCAAAAAATTATACATCTGTAAGTAAATTGAAAACTGAGGCTGAGAAATTCATGAAACCGAAATGTTGTTTATACAAGATTATATTAGAAAAAGGAATGCCTCATATAGACATGAAAGGTACAACAAAATTCAAAAGAGAACAAGAAGTATTATTACCTAGAAATATAAAATTTACATTGATAGATAAAATTGTTGTTGATAAAAGACCAGTATTTGTTGTAAATGCGTCGTTCATTAATGATGAACAATTTAAAACACATACCGGATGTATGAAATTCAAAGAGGTAAAAATAACACCTCTAAAAATAAATATACTAAAACCAAGTAAAGAAAAAAAAGCGACTCGTGTAAAAAATACAACAACCAAGACAAAAGAAAAAAAAAATAAAACGATTAAGGTAGAAAAAAATAAAAAGGATAATATAGAAACCCTTGTAGATGTTGTAGTAGACACTAATATTGTAAATCGACCAATCGGTCCAGAGCTACCTTCTCAAATACATAAACTAAAAAGATGTTTGAATGGAACGCGACGGAATAAAAAAACAGGCGAATGTGAAAAGATAGAATCAATTAATACCGTACCCACAACAAAGCCGAAAATCCAAGTTCAACCACCATCTATACCAGTTAGGAAAACTAAACCAGGGGTCAAGCGGTCTAGATGTCAAAATGGTACACGAAAAAATAAAAAGACGGGTAAGTGTGAATAATTGCGCCCTTACATCCTTACACCATTGAAGATGTAAGTTCCGTTTGAAAAAAATAATAAAAATTACGAAAATATAATTATTATTATTTATGTAAAAAACAACACCATTGAAGATTTAAAATGATGCGCCAAAAGAACCACCCAATGCTTCATTTGCTGCCATTAAGTCGGGCGCTTGAAATTGGTCAATACTAGTTCCTCCTTGATAATTGTCTCCATTTTGGTTATATGTTATACCGGATGGTTGTGTTGGCTCATGCTTCAAAACAAGTTTTTCCGGACTTGGAAAGTTTCCAGGTGCTTGGTTTGGTATAATAGATTCACTTCTTCTTTCTTTTTCCCTTGGTTCCATATTTTCTTTGATGGCTTGTTCGCCAGTAATAAAGTCCATAATTCTATTAAATAAAATATTAGATTTTTCTCCCAGTTTGGTTTGAAGACTTAAAATAATAACTAATGTTCCTAGAATAATACTTGTTAATACAAATGGCTCATATGGTTCTCCGCTATAAGTAGGTACAAATGTAACTAATCTGTGAACAAAATATAATCCAAAATATAAAATCAATATTTGGAATATCATTTCCAGTAATATTTCTAAACTTCCTTTTGTTTCATCAACCTCGGGAACATATTTTCTAGTTAATTTATTCAATAAAACAATAGGAACCGCAGATAAAACGGAATATTGTCCAATATTAAGTAATTCCGCCTTTGTATTATTATCAAAATTAAATACATGACTTACAAAATCATTTTTTGATATTTTCTTAGATGTTTCTTCCAAATTATCCATATGTTTTATACATAGAAATTAATTATTTAATAAAATGACAATAAACAATTAATTAAAATTGATTTAGGTTGTTTTCCAGAAATACTATTATATAAAAAATGGTAAAAAAATGTATCGAAGAATATAACAACAACGAGAACAACCAATATTTCGAAAAGTTCCCGTTTGAATTAAGTAATTTTCAAAAGTATGCGATTGAGGGAATTGTTTCAAATAACCATGTTCTTGTAACAGCTCATACGGGTTCTGGAAAAACATTGCCGGCTGAATTTGCGATAGAATATTTTACTAGCAAAGGAAAAAAATTAATTTATACAAGCCCAATTAAAGCATTATCAAATCAAAAATATTATGAATTCAGTAAAGCATATCCTCATATCAGTTTTGGAATTTTAACCGGCGATATTAAATTTAATCCAGAGGCACAAGTATTGATTATGACAACCGAGATTCTCCAAAATACATTATACAAAATGAAGAATAAAACAGAAACCGACATATTGGATTTTAATATGGATATTGACAATGAGTTATCTTGTGTAATATTTGACGAAATTCATTATATAAATGACCAACATCGAGGAAAAGTATGGGAAACAAGCATTTTACTATTGCCAGAGCATGTTCAACTATTAATGTTGTCAGCAACGATTGACAATCCCGAAGTATTTGCTAAATGGTGTGAAAGTAGATATGTGGATTCAAAAAAGGAGGTTTATTTGGCGCCAACAAATCACAGGGTTGTGCCATTGAAACATTATTTTTACACAACCGTAAACGAACACATATTTAAAGTATTAAAAGATAAAGAAAAGGAAAAAGAAATTCGTAATTTCATTAATAAACTACATATAATTAAAGAGAATAACCTACAAGAAGATACATATTTAAAAACAAAGAAAATGTTGGACCTGTTTAGTTTGAAGAATTGTTTTATAAAACCACAGTTTGTTTTGAATAAATTAATTAAACATTTATACGATGAAAAAATGTTGCCTGCGTTATGTTTTGTATTTTCTAGAAAAAATGTAGAAAGATATGCGAATGAAATTACAGTAAATTTATTTGATTACGACGATGCCCATATTCCGTCAATAATTCAAAAAGAGTGTGATAAAATAATTAGAAAACTACCAAATTATCAGGAGTATTTAAATTTACCAGAATATGTAAATATGATTAAACTTTTAGAGAAGGGTATTGCGATACACCATAGTGGAGTTATGCCTATATTACGCGAACTGGTTGAGTTGCTTTTTGGTCGAGGATATATTAAAGTGTTATTTGCGACAGAAACATTTGCGGTTGGTATAAATATGCCAACCAAAACAGTTATGTTTACAAATATGAGTAAATATACAGAGGATGGTCTAAGAAGAATATACTCACATGAATATACTCAAATGGCAGGGCGTGCGGGTAGAAGAGGGTTGGATACAATCGGTCATGTAATTCATTTGCCAAACATGTATTCAAATAATTTACCATGTTGGAATGAATATAAAAATATATTGAGTGGAAAACCCCAGGTACTTATTTCAAAGTTTAAAATATCATATCATTTATTGCTGAATATGATAGATGCTGAGGATTATAGTTTTGATTCATTTGTTGAAAAAAGTATGATGCATAATGAGATTTTAAAGCAATTAAAAGGACAACTGGATTATATTTTAACATTAAAAGACAAATATCAAAAACAAAAAAGCATAGCATACATGGGTCCGGTTGACGCCATTCAAAAATACATTGAATTAGAAGATAAACTCAAAACAGTAAATCAACCGAAGAAAAAACGTCCAATATTAAACGAAATGGAAAAAATAAAATTCGATAATAAACAATTTGTAAGAGATTTGGAAAAGTTCAAGAATCAACTCGCAACAGAGGAAGAAATAAAAAAGAATGAAATGTATTTTGACAATATAAAAAAATATATTCAAACAAATGTGAATAAAATATTGTATACGTTAGAATCGTGGGAGTTTATAAAAAAAGAAGAGGATAAATATGAACTAACTTGGAAAGGAAAAATAGCAGCGAATGTAAATGAGGTTCATGGTTTAATGATGGGTGAAATAATGAACGATGATGCGTTTAATGAATTATCAAGTGAAGAATTAGTGAGTGTATTTAGTTGCTTTACCAATATAAATATTCGAGATGATATCAAGTCGCCTTTTCCCAAAAGTACGGTAAATAATGTAAATAACATTGCTACAAAAATGTTTAATTTATTGAATAAGTTCGAAGATTATGAGTGTAAAAATAATATAGATGTTTCAAAGGGTGATAAGGAAATCAACTTTGATATAATGAATGAAGTAATGGATTGGTATAACGCAACAGATGAAACACAATGTAAAAAAATATTGAATAATTTGAACACGGAGAAGGACATATTTTTGGGTGAATTTGTAAAAGGATTATTGAAAATTATAAATATTGTGAATGAAATAAAAAATGTGTGTGAACTTACAGGAAATGTTGCGTTAAACGCAAAGTTAAATAACATAAGTGAAAAAATATTGAAATATGTCGCTACAAATCAATCATTATATGTATAACAATTGTTGGTAAAAGTATTTAAACATTTATAATTATATTTTTTATATGGAAACTATTGCGAAATCAAATGATTTTGAAGTATCTGAAAACCCCAAGAATGAGGTAGTTGATGAAACTAAGGAAGAAGAACAAAAACCAGTCGAGGTTCGTTTGGTGGATGTACCTATATCAAATGAAAATATGGCATTAAATGTATTGGTATCATTTGTTCAATTGGCGCATACAAAAGGAGTGTACTCTATGGAAGAGTCCTCTAAAATTTGGGAATGTATTCGACTCTTCCAGAAGAAAGAATAAGTTTAATAAATCATTATTTAATATATTTTATATTAAATGATGACATTGGGTAAAGAACATAATTTATCGGGACTGAAACTAGTAGAGTTAATAATTTTAGCAAAAACAATTGAGTTTCCTTTTACGAATCTTGATTTATGTAATATTCAAGATTGGAGTCAGGTCGACCTGTATGATGCTGCAATAAGTGTTGTAGTAGAAAATAATATATTAGTACACGCATCATTAAAGATATGCAACACATTTTCACCATTAAAACTCCTATTTAAAACAACAATACGAAATTATATTAAAAAATATTCAAAATAATATTCAACGGTGTAAAATCGAAGGCTGAATTGATGAAAGAAATAAAACAAGAAGAATACAAAGTGAAAGGAACAGAGAGCAAAATAATTGAAACACTATAGAAGGAAAATAATTTATTTTCATTTTATTATAGTTGATATGTTATTCATATATGTTTTTTTTTAAATTAATTTAATCAAGGTATATTTTTTTAAAAATCTTCATAACATTTTCTGGTGTATATTCTTTATACACATTCCAATCTTTTTTTGATTCAACTTCTGGATTAAAATTTAATAGAATTTCTGTTAAATCTCTTTCATTTGTATACCAAATTGCTTTTTCTTTTAATAGATGAACATGACCTGGATATCCTATATTTTTACATATAATTGGTTTGTTTAATGTTGAAAATTCACCCATTGATAAACTCATAACTTCTCCATCTTGGCGAGCCCATAGATTAGCATCACAAGTGTTTAAAAATTCAACTTTTTCATCCAACTTTGTAATCATAGGTAAATGAATTATATTTGGTAAATCCGGACAAAATTTAGTAAAATTCGCAAATAAGAAATAAATATGTGGATTTTTTTGAGCAATATTATATACTACGGTATGAACGAACTTAATACTGAAATTATCTTTTCCACCATATCCAGCAAAAACTTTTGCGTCTTTTGGTATATTTAATTTTTCCCTCATATTTCGGTCGTGTTTAGGTAGATTAATCATGTGAGGCACTACAGGATATTTTCCATTATTTCCAATAACCCAACTGCTAATTGAGCTATATATTTGACCATGTGGTTGTCTACAACTAAAAACACAATGAATACAATTTTTTGCGATTTTACTTAGTCTAGAATCTAATTCACCAGATTTTATAATATAAATATGACTAATATTATATTTTACTATGAAATTATCAACTTCTTTAAAGTTATCTGTTTCTTGAACAACAAATTTTTCTTTAAATTTATCTATTATATTTTGTTTACTGTCTTTGTTATTCTTATCATATAATATAAAAGATTTATTACCTAAAATAGTTTGATTAAAATACGCATAATCATATAAACTAACAGTTGTTCCTCGTTCGCATAATTGATTATCCCAAAATGCGATATTCATGTATGTTCTATTAATTTATTCATATATGTTTTTTTTTAAATTAATATTTACACATTTGAAATTCTAAAAGGTGTAAAAACATATAAAAATAAAGTTGATTAATTGTAAATTCATTAATTGTAAATTCATAATATTAAAAAATATTATATATTTAGTCTATATATTCATGTGTTATAGCAAGGAATCATCAATTACAGCATTTATTGTTGGAAGTATTTCAAGTTTATATTTAATAACTTGTTCTAAAAATAATTTTAATAAACATATTGGATTATTCTTATTTTCAGTAACTCTTATGCAGTTCGCCGAATACTTATTATGGTATGACCAGAAATGTGGGCTGATAAACAAAACTACATCTAAACTCCTACCTATTGTTTTAACATTACAACCCCTTGCTATATTTGTGGGAGCGTATATTTATAATACGATGAATATTCCATTAAATATATTGATACTTATAATAACGATTTTAACCATTATAATGGTCTATCTCCTTCATTGGGCATTTACCCTTAATGGAAATTGGTGTACTCGTCCAAATGAAAATAACAGTCTTCAGTGGGCAAATATTAAATATATATGGCAACTTGGGTTCTTATATTATGGTGTTTTTATTGTATCGCCGTTTCTCTTCAAATCTAAATGGAGAGGAATTATGTTATTCCTAGTTGGTCTTATTACATATCTATTTACTAGATACCCGAATTTTCATACGTCATATAGTAGATGGTGCTATTTCTCCGCATATACGCCTTTACTTTTTATTATAGTTGACATTATAGGAATTAAATAGGGAATGAAAAAACGGTCTATTAACTTTTGAACCATTCGAGTTGAAATGACTTTTTATTCGAACATTTGGGTTATTTGTTTTTTATAACATAATATTTCCTTTTTGTAATTATAATACATATATACATATATACAGACCATTATTCATTTATAACATAGAATAAAAATAAAAATAAAAATAAAATTGATTTATTATTAATTTATTATTTAAATATAATGAATTAATATATGTTAAGACGAAGTGGTATATTAACAACTAGTAAAAGAATACACCCGCATTCAATATCAATTGTATGTCAGATATGTAAAATAATTGACTGGGCTGCAAATTGTACAATATGTGGAAACCGTATATGCGAACATTGTGTTGTAGAAAATTCAACTCATTGTTTATCATGTAAGTCAACGTATAATATACGCGATTCAGATGAAAAAATATCAATTGTGCGTATTCCTGTAAAAACAGGTGGCGCAAAATTAATGTACGTTAGACCCCGGTCATGGTCTTGTTGTTTTTAATTACTCATCGTACAACATAAGCGCCATTGCGGCATAGTTATGTAAGTCGATTAATGTATCGCGTATTTTTTCATCTTCAACCATTGATACCTGAGACTTAGAAATATTCATTGCCCTTTTTATTTTATCTTCAATGCGTACTAATACGCCAATAAATCCAAATTCAGCAAAGGCATCTCCGTAATCCTTGTTCTTTTTAATAAATAATTCCAATCCCTCATTTTGTATTTTTTTTAATTGTTCTACACGATTCATATAAACCATAATTTTTTTTCTTTAAACGCATTTATTTTAGTTTGTATACCAACCATATAGTTAGCATGAACAAAATATACTGGTTCTTTTGAATTATTAAATTTTTCTTGGGCTTCCCTAAAATGTGGTTCTGGTTTTAAATTACCAAGGGTGTGAACATAAATATAAACATAAATATAAACATAAATATATAATAATACTATAATGTCATTCTATGCTGTTGCGAATGGAAGAACAACCGGAATATTTTTAAATTGGAATGATTGCAATAATTCAGTAAAAGGATATAAAAATGCTTTATATAAAAAATTTGATACAAAAAAAGAAGCAGAGATTTTTATTTCATTACAAGAAATAATTGTAGATGATACTAGTGATACTAACCCTCAAAAACAAAATGATATATTGTCTTTTTTTAATCCAGACTATTATGTTTATACAGATGGCGCTTGTTCTAATAATGGAAAAGATAATGCTTTCGCGGGTATAGGTATATTTTTTGGTATAAATGATAATCGTAATATATCAAAAAATATAGAAGGTAAACAAACAAACAATACAGCAGAGTTGAGTGCTATTATTGAAACTTATAATATTATAGAAAATGATATTATAAATGGGAAAAAAATAGCAATAGTAAGTGATTCCGAATACGCAATAAAATGTGCTTCTTCTTATGGTGAAAAATGCTTTAAAAAAGATTGGAATGTAGATATACCGAATAAAGAGTTAGTTAAAACTGCGTATGAATTGTATAAAAATAAACTAAATATCCAATTCATTCATATAAAAGCACATACAAATAATACAGACACTCATTCAATTGGTAATGATAATGCGGATAAATTGGCAAATCTTGCTATTGGGTTAGAAAGTTGTCCTTACGAAAAATCTATAAAAATATATTTAAAGGTTCCTTTTAAAAAAAAAGATGAAATTAAAAAGGTAGGAGGAATGTGGGATAGAGATAAGAAGAAATGGTTTGTATATGATAATAATAAAAATATAGAAAAAATATTAACACATTTTTCCAAAGAATAACCAGAGTTTAACTGTGCCATTTTAAATCTTCAACTGTGTATAAAAATCAACAGAATTAACAACATAAACAAATATCTTGGTATTACATTATGGACAATAAACTTTTCGAAGATAATTATACTAAAATAGTTGAACCCAAATATGGAAATAAAAGAAATAATACAATGGATAAAATACTGACCAACAATATATCTGCAAATCACATATATTCAATAAGTAATAATGACCGTGTTGATATGACATCGTATGATACGTATAGTATTGACCCAATTGGGTGTAAAGATGCGGATGATGCCTTTTCTGTTTATACCGAGAATGGTAAATTATATTTTGCGATTCATATTGCTGACCCAACTGAACATATAGAATTAGGTTCAAATTTATGGAAGGATATTGTTTCAAGAACAACAACGAAATACCCGTCAAATCGCGCACCAATACACCTGATGCCAGATGAAGTATTAGAACTGTCCAGTTTACAAGGAACAGTTGATGGTAATATAAAAAATGCGATTACGGTATTAACTCAAATTAATTCAACCACATACGAGCCAATTAATGAAATTAAGTTATTATTTACCACTATTTTTGTTAAAAAAGATAACGCATTCAGTTATAATAGTGCGTCGGTTGTTTGCGACGAAGTTGACGCTTTTGATATAGGATTAAAAATAAGTGAAATATTAAAAGCGAGACGTTCGTTGAAAACAAAAGGGGTAAAATTAAATGAAGTATCAACCGCATATCCAATATATGACAATAATCACGTCTATTTATATGAAGACACAAAACAAGAAATATTGATGAAACAAATGATTGCCGAATTTGCTATTTTCGCGAACTCTTTTGTGGGCGAATATCTAAAAATAAATTTAAACACTGGTATTTTTAGAACGTGTAATGCGAACGAATGGTTGCAAACTGTGTATAATGAAATATCAGGCGAAGAACTTTTGCAGGAAATAATAACCAACGGAATTCGCGCGGATTATATGTCCAATATTGAATCACATGATTTGGTAGGAATGCCAGAATATTGTCATTTTACATCACCGATTCGTCGTTTATCCGATTGTGTATGTCATTATTTATTAAAATATATACATTTCAAACATAAAAATTACGAGATTCCTTTTTCAGTGAAAGAATTAGACAATTTAAGCACAATATGTTTGAAAACTACGCGATTTGAGAAGAAAAACCAATATTTGGATATAAAATTTCGTTTATTGCAAGTGATGGCAAATATTATTTTTGAAAGTAATAAAATAGATATTAAATATTATATTACTGGATATAGTGGACTATTTTTGAATGTCATTATTTGTAATATAAATAAATTGCACGTCCATATGTCATATACACTGCGAGTTCGTGATTATATTAAAGATATAAACCCAAAAGAGAAAAAAGTAGTAAGCATTTCACGTGTAAGCTGTTTTACTAATTATGATGGAGGTACATTACCGGAATTAGACGCTGACATATTGGGTTAGTTTGAAAATATTATACACCTTTGAATATTTAATTCATTGGTACAACATATTCCGGATTTTCTTCATTTGATATATTATTTATCATATCTAATTCAATGGCGTTTCCTATTTTTTCTGCGATTCTTTTGTCTGGGTCTTCAACAACATCCGCAAAATCATCCATTGTATCTAGTACTGATGTTTCAAGTGTACTTAATACTGAATCTACATAATTTCGTCGCATCCCTTTAATTGCTGAGGAAACTCCCTTTTTAAGTGTTGTTAATTCGTCCTGTGTCATAGGAAGTGTATCTAATCCAGTTCGGTCATTAATATTATTCCATGTTTGGACCGCATCCTCATATTTTTTAGAATCATCTAAATTACTTAAATTTTTATTCATGTTTAAAAGTGATTGAAGTTTTGCGTATTTTTCCGGTCTAGCATCATATTCTACGTCATTGTAATCTGTATTTTCTTCCGGTGTTAACCCCTCCTTTAACTTCAAATATTGAAGTAAATATAATAGACCATACAAAATAAGTATAATAAACAATAAAGTATATCCTATTTTAACAAGTGTTTTAACATTAAAATTAAATTTCATATATACTGTATGTTGATATAAAAAATGTTGTAAATTAAATAATCATTTCTAGTCTTATTTTCTTTTTAAGCGAATCTTGGTCCACAAAAAGATGTAATTTAAATTTTTCATGGTCATAATTAGTTTTGGAACATGGTGTGAATATTCTAGAAAGCATTTTAATTTCAGGTAAATATACACTATATAGAAACAGTCCATCGTTTCTTTCTATTTTATCGAAAATATAACCATCGTATATTTTTTCCAATGTTTCTTTTTTATTTATACACAGGTCTAATAAACTACAATCAATTTGTACTTTTCTAATAGCACGCATTGAAGTATTGATATAATCTAACTGGTTTATCCATTTTTCATAAAAGTTTAAAGCATCATTACTAATAAAACATAATTTTTCATTTTTCATAAATATAATCATGTTTAATAAATCAACAATACGTCGAATTGGCGACGTTATGTGTATGTAATAATCCAATTTAAGAAGTTCATGTCCATTTGAATTGCTGTGTTTGTATTGCCCACATGTATTATTCCAAACTTGAATAAATGTACAAACATTATCGGGTAAATTATCTGGTAATACGCTAATCTTGCTTTTTTTTACTTCAACACATCTATATATTGCGTTGTTGTGTGAAGACATTTTTATAGCACAATAATTATTTGTCATAATCATTAAATATGAAACAACGTCGTGGCTATTGTTAATCGATTTTAAAAATTTATATTTTTTGGATAAAGGTAATAAAATATTTTTAATAGAATTATAATCTTTGAATTTTATTAACGCGCGTTCTTCATATACAAAATTTTTAAACAAATTTACTATACAGTTATCATAATCTACTGAAATAATTTCATTATTTTGAATTTTAAAATCAATAACAAACGCGAATCGTTTATCTTTTTCTTTTAAACTACACAATGATTCTGATAATATAGCCGGCAACATTGACCGTTTTCTATCAGGTAAATATATCGTTGATATTCTTTGTGCGAAAGAATCCCATAATTCAAGAGCATCTAACCAAACAATTACATTTGAAATATATATACTTATTACTGTGTAATCATCGTATTCTTGAATACTCATTGCGTCATCATAATCGGTTGTAGTGGATGAATCTATTGAGAATATATTAAAATTAGTTCTATCTTTAATGTTGGGATTTTTATTACAAATATGTTCAAAACATTCTTCTTGCGATTTAACCTTTAACGCGTTTTTTGTTTGTTTGGTAAAATTTTGAATAGATGTTTGGAGACATTTGCAGTATAATTGATATTCATAGAAATATTCAATTTGATTTACACCTCCAATGACTTGTTGAATAATACCGAATGGATGTTTTTGTTCCCAGTGTTCGAATTTAATCAATACATATTTATTATAATATTTTTTCTCAAAACCAACCTTTTTGATTTCGTATGGAACAATAAAACATGGAATTTTTTTATCGTCTGGTATGCATTTGTATAAATATTTATTTTTATATTTTCCAAACATTTTATTGTTTTCTAAAACCAAAATGCCAGGGATTTGTTTCATTGATCGCACTGACGAATGTTTTAAGAGACATTTATTATTAGATATATCAAATGTATCAAAATGAAATAATTTATTTGATATAGGGCAAATATCTAGTTCAATTACACAATTGTCTAATTCTTTTTGAACATACCACGATTTATAGTCTCTGTCTTCGCAAATGATTTTAAAGGTCATTATAATTAATTAAGATTTATTATTATTTGTCAAATAATAATGAATCAATTTTATAGTAAATCGGTTATCTATATATTTTTCTTATGTTAATTGTTGCTTGTGGGAAAGAGGTTTTCAATATTTCTTCGACTTTGTCAAAACAACAATCTCTGGAACAAGTAAAAAGGTCCATGCGCATCTTTTTAAATTCTGGCCAAGTATGAAGTGAAAAATGGCTTTCGGATAATAGATAAATAGCAGTCATGCCTTGGGGGTCAAACTTATGAACGAGTGAATTTAATATTGTCATGTTTGTATTTTCTAATATTTTTCTACACGTATTTAAAATAAATGGCTGTGAATCAATATTCGAATTTTCTATATTGTCAATATCAATTAAATAATGAACACCCACTGTTTTATTATTTGTATTAAAGAGAAATGCGATTAAAACGGTGGTAATTAAAATGGAAATTAAACTGGAAATATAAATATATAAATTATTATTCATTTATATTATGGTTAGAGTATATTTTAAATTAACAATAGTGTAAAACATACCTAATGAATTGATGAATTGTAATAATCTAATTTTTTTTCTAATTTTTTTGTTTCTTTATTTTGTAATTTATTAAAATTTATATCGGCGGCAACTATCATAAAATAGTCTCCCATAAATGTTTCAGTATTAACACTTATTACATCAGTATAATTAAATATTTTCGCAATAGACAACGTATTTTTTGGGTTGTTTCCATTTTTAATAAACATACCATTTTTTTTTAATTTTTTTTTACATTTATTTAAAAAACTATATGTATCTATGGGTGAATTATTATTAGAGTCTTCGGTCGTATCTACTATTATTAAATCAAAATAGTTATTTTTAAGTTTATTGATAGTTTTTGTTGCGTTTCCTATTATTATTTCAACGCGTGGGTCATTCTCAAAATTATTTACATCGAAATATTTTTGACTAACGTCAATTACGTCTTGGTCGATTTCTAACATTTTTACATTATTTATTGATTCATATTTCATAACTTCGCGTAGTGCCATTAAATCCCCGCCTCCTATAATCAATACATTCTCCATTTTTTTCAAATAAGCAGCAGGATAATGTACAATGGTTTCATGATATTTTTGCTCATCACTATTACATAGTTGCATTTCATCATTTAACATTAAACATTGTTTGGGATATGATTGGTCTTTTTCTTTAAATTCTACTATTTTAATATTTTGATATTCAGAATCATCTTCGTGTATAATTTCCCCCTTCATATTATAAATACGTTTAATTACTTCAAGCGGAGTTAAATTATCTTCAAGTCCTTCAACTGCTTTGCTAAAATAATTTATGGTTAAAATAGTAAATATTATTATTAATATTATTATTATTATTTTATCCAATATATCCATTTATATATAGTATTAGATTAAATCGTTTGATTAAATCGTTTGATTAAATCGTTTGATTAAATCATTGTATACTTAGATGTTAAACAATTAAAAAACACTTTAAAGAGAGACCTTAATATAATATATAATGACAGACAAAGCTCATATTTCAATGGTAGTATGTGGACACGTTGATGCTGGTAAATCCACAACAACCGGACACTTGATTTTTAAGTTGGGTGGAATCACTGAGCGTGAAATGCAAAAATTACAAGCAGAGGCAGACGCACAGGGTAAAAGTTCATTTGCCTTTGCGTATTATATGGATAAGGATAAGACAGAGCGCGAGCGTGGTGTTACTATTAATTGTACAACCAAAGAATTTTTTACAGATAGTTATCATTATACAATTGTAGATGCTCCTGGACATAGAGATTATGTTAAAAATATGATTACTGGTGCTGGTTGTGCTGATGTTGCTCTTTTGTTGGTTCCTGCTGACGCTGGTGGATTTGAAACCGCGATTGCGCGCGGCGACCATGCGACTGGCGAAGTTCAAGGACAAACAAGACAACACGCGCGTTTGCTTGGGCTACTTGGTATTGAAAAATTGATTGTGGGTGTAAATAAGATGGATTCTTGTAATTGGTCTGAGCAGCGTTTTAATGAAATCAAAGAAGAGATGACAAAGATGGTAGCACAAGCAGGATTTAAGCCCAAACAGGTTGCTTTTGTTCCATATAGTGGATTCGCAGGAGAAAATTTGGTAGAAAAGACAGATAAAATGCCGTGGTACACTGGGTGGAAGGTAAACCTGACAAAAGATACTACTGCCGAAGGGTTTACACTACACGATGCGTTGGAAAAAGTTGCGGCTCCACCCAAGCGGTTTCCAGAGAAACAAGTACGTATTCCCATTAATGGTGTATATAAAATAAAGGGAGTGGGTGATGTTATTACCGGAAGAGTAGAACAAGGAACTCTTAATACTGGTGATATTTGTCGTATTGCTCCTCGTGGATTAAGTGGGTTAAAAGTATTTAGTATTGAGATGCATCATAAAACTTGGGCATCGGCGACACCCGGGGACAATGTTGGTCTAAATATCAAGGGTCTTGATAAGGCAAACATGCCCAAGGTGGGTGATGTTATCTCGCTTGAAAAAGACCCAATTCTTGAACCAGTTGAGAGCTTTGTTGCTCAAATTGCTGTTCAAGAACATCCTGGGCAACTGAAACCTGGATTTTCTCCATGTGTACATGTTCGTACTGCAAAGTCAGCGTGTAAAATGAGTAAAATTTTCTGGAAGGTTGGGAAAAAGACCGGAAATGAAAAGTTGGAAGATCCTCCATTTTTGGAGTGTGGTGAATCTGCGGAGGTTGAATTTATTCCCCAACAGCCGATTTATTTAGAGAAATTCGAGGACAGTGATGGGCTTGGTAGAATCGCGGTAATGGATTCAAATCAACTGATTATGTTAGGAAAAGTAATGAGCGTAAAGTATAAACCATATAAGAAGTAAACAATAAACAATAAACAACAAAAATAAATAAAATAATTCAGTATGATATTTTATTTATTAATTTAATTAATACGCGCGCCGTAATGATCGACATAATCAAAAAATGTACACTCTTTAACTTTACACGTTTTGCATTTTTTCAAACTACGTTTAATATGTCTTTTACTTAAAGATGATAATTGTTTTTTATTATTATTATATCTTTTGATAACTCTTTTACAAGAAATACATTTAGTTTTTTTCATTTTTTTACACTTCTTTTTAAATGTTTTTTTCATTTTCTTTAAGAATCTTTCTTTCGAATATTTTTTTCCTCTATAGTGTACTTTTTCGGTTTTTGTCATATAATATTTAATAACATATTATTTTTAATTTATTGTTGAACCTTCGGTTTCTTTATTTGTTTCACACGTTTCCTTATTATTGTCTTGTTTTTGATTGTCTTGTTTTTGATTGTCTTCGTTTTCAACTCCCTCTACTACAAAATCACTATAACTCTTAACTGTTTTTTGCTTTATATTTTGAAGTTGTAAATAATGCATAAACATATATGGTGTAATAGCTAAATAATTCATAAATGTTCGATATTTAAAAGATATTATTTCTGTGTTTTGCTCTTTAAACTTTATACTATACCACCAATATGGCGGAATGTTGATTATTTGTCCCTCTTTTGCGGTTAATAAAATACTTTTCACCTTATTATAATCATTTAAATATTGTGGTTCAACCTTCCATGGATTAATTTTAGAATAAAATTCAAAATTTTCATAGTCATAAATAGGATATAGGTTATTAATATAATTCGGTGGAATTAACCGTATTTCAACACTGCCTGATATTACGTGAAAGAAATTTCTAAAATTTATTTCAAAACGAAGAGGTGTATGTGAATTTTTAGATCCAAGTAAATAATCGTGGTGTTTAATTAAACTACATGGTGGCATTAAAAACGGGTCATTATCTTGAATATATTTAATATTTTTTGTTTCAAGTAAAAAATCATTATTATTTTCAGAATAATAACTACCATCTTCATCTTTTTGGAATAATTTTGTTGCTTCGGTATATTTTAACGGGATATAAAGTGATTCATTCTCGTCTCTATAATTTACATTCCTAATATTAAGAAATGTATCAGTATCTTTAACGTCGAATTTATTATTTACATTATAATTGAAAATAAACGGTTGTTTTAAATTACATATTTTTTCAAATTTATCTTTTGTGGGTTGTTCTATTTCTAAAACTTCAATTTCATCATTGGTTGATACTTGAAAATAAACATGAAGATAAATAAACAACACAATTAAAAAAATTATTATATGGTACATTATTATACATAAAAAGAATTAAACTATTATTTATACGTATTTAGTAATCTTTATTTTTAAGATTTTGAAATTTATCATAATTATCGTGTTGTGTTTGTTTTTGTTTAAGTTTTTTTGCTTTTTCCAATATACGGATTGAACTATCAATTTCTTCGTCGCTTATAACACCGTCATTATTTGTATCTACAATTTTATAGAACTCTTGGTATGATTTCGGTAAAACGCAAAAATTACTTTCTTCATTCAAAAGAAAATCTGCTAAAACAACAAATATTGCTAATATAATAAGAGCCATATAAATATCTCTTGTACCCATCCACGCAATCGCAAATATCAATAATTGTCGACTTAATACTAATCTTAGGTATGCTTCTTGTGATTTGCTAAATTTTAGCGTAATAAATTTGGAACCAATATTAAGCATAATAAATACTAAACCTGCAAAAAATTTGCTGTCGTTCAAATAATATAATTTTTTATTAAAGTCTTTAAAAAATCGTGAAAAGTTCATTTAATATATATAAATATTATTTTATTAATTAGTACAAGTTAGTACAAGTTAGTATAGTTTTCCATTTCAATTGGCATGAAAGAACTAGGAAGTTCATCTTCGTTGTTCAATACATCATTTTTATCAATAATTTGTGCTTTAATTGGGCGTCTTATTTCATTACTTATTTTTTCGCGGTCTAATCTAGATACAGGTATAGAAGAACCTGATATTCCATTTGTTTCAAATATTTCATTTACTGAAAGTTTTTTCTTCATTTTTCGTAAGTTTTCAATATAAGAATCCGAACTAATTTGAAGGATGTATATATAAATTAGTGCAGTAAATAATCCCGCGTATACATCCTTATATGTAGCAAGAATTACGGTTAGTATGAGTAAAAATTTACCAAAGATATGTGAGTTTAATTCAATTATTGCCTCGGGGGTGAAAATCGTTATTCCAATCAATAATGTAAATAATATTGCTAAAATTGGTATGGGCATTTATATATTAAATAAATATTTTTATTAATTGATTTTAATAAGTAAATTTCAAATATCTTTTTCTGGATGTATAATAAGTATGAGTTTAGCTTTTTATGCGTCCCCAATAGACGAATCTTATCCTAAAATAAAAAATAATGAACCATCATCATCTATTGTAAATCAAAGTCAAAAAATTAAAAAAAATAGGCGTAAAAAAGAAAATATGAGTAATAAGGTTTCAAAAGCCTTGGAAAATATTCATAATAATTTAAAAGACGGCGACGATGAAGATGAATTGCATGATTTTAATCCACCTCCATTTGCTGAATCAAGTGGTTTGGAACGAATGGGCGATCGTGAAGTCAATAAAGATGAGAATTACGTCGAAAATTTTGAAAACGATGATACATATTTAGAAGAAAATGAAGAACCCCAACATGATTATGTTGATCCATATTATAAAAGTGAACTTGCGCATGTCCCTGCCTATAATATGTATGCGACTCCAACGCACGCTTCCCCCAATTTAGACAAAAAATTAAGTTATATTATTGAATTATTGGAAAATCAAAAGAATGAAAAAACCGATCATGTTATGGAAGAATTTGCGTTATATACATTTTTAGGAATATTTGTTATTTTTATAAGTGATTCTTTTGTAAAGGTAGGAAAATATGTAAGGTAACTAGTAATGTAAATTGATAATTATTTCTAATATTAATAATTATATTTGCGTATTATATAATGGGAGCAGGATTAAGACGTAGCTTAAAAGGAGGAGCAAAACCAAAAAGAGGTACTAGAAAGAGTACCAGAAAAGGTGGAATGTTTGGCCTTTTCGGTAGTAATAACAATCAACCAGACCAACCTGATAATACTAATACTCGTGGGTATTTAAATTCCATACCCGGATATAATACAATGACAAGTGGAATAAATAATATGGGGTCGAGTATGAGAAATATGGTATCTGGAAATACGAATCAACAAGTCCAATATGGTGGTCGCCGAAGACGTGGAAAGAAACGTAGTCGTGATTCACATACACGCAAAAGAAAGGGTGGAAAAACTCGCAAAACACATGGTACTCGCCGTCGTCGTTAAATAATAATTAATACATTTTATGAATTATAATTAATACATTTTACTAATTATAATTATTTATCAAATCCTCCAAATAAATCCTTATTGTATATACCGGATGGTTTATAATTATTTGTAGGTTTAAATGGATTTGTACTTACATTTTTAGAGCCAGAGGACGAAGAACTGGGATTTTTCTTTAAGATTAAGTTCTCTGGGTTTTTCTTTAAAAGAAAGTTGTCTGGATTTTCTACCATTAATTCTTCTGTTTGTTCATTGTGTGATATAACCTCTCCTGTACCATCTACTTTTACGCCAATCTTCTTTTTAATTTCATTCCTTACATATTCGGGTACCCAATGTTTCCAAGAAATAAATAATACATTTGGATGAATATAGCGAACCATAAAATTATTTTCTTTAAGTTGGTCCATTAAAAAAGCAATACACGCACCCTGGTCGTATTTTGGTATTCCAATCATCATTTCGGGAACCACAAACCAACAGTGCCTGTTATCAATGTTTTGTCTTGCCGTTGTCTTAATTCTTACATGAATTCTTCCTAAAAACTTTTTGTAAATATTTAATTTGCTTAAATCGTGTGCTTTCTTTTTTTCAAATAATTCATCCAAATTTATTTTAACGTTAAATTCACTGTCTTCGTCATTATTATTCATATTAAATATGTTATTCATTTAATATATTTTTGTAAGAAAAAAACTTATAAATAATATTTTATTAATATTAATGAAAATAGAACATTTAATATTATGTGGAGGAGGACCACTTATATTCTCCTATATTGGGTTGTTCCGGCGATTAAAGGAGAAAAATGTATTTGATATAGATAAGATTAAAACAATATACAGTGTTTCTGCAGGTTCGTTAATGGCGATTCTATTAATGTTAAAAGTTGATTTTGAAATGTTAGAAAAATATTTTATTGACCGACCGTGGCATAGAGAATTTACATTTTCTCCCCAAATGTTTATTGATCTGATTCAAAATAAAGGCATGATTGATGGAAACAAAATGATGACAATAGTTTTAAAGAATTTATTAGAATCCGTCAATTTATCGGTTGATTCAACGTTGAAAGATTTATATGATTTATCTAAAATAGATTTTCATTCATTTTCTGTGAATATTAACAACTTTTCAATTGTAAATATAAGTCATAAAACTCATCCGGATTTTCGTATAATAGACGTTGCTCATATGTCATGCGCTGTACCATTCATAATATCACCATTTAAGTTGAATGAACAATACTATATTGATGGTGCTATTTTAAAAAATTACCCAATCGATATCCTTTTACAAGAAGAGGAAGATTGTGAAAAAGAACATATTTTAGGCGTGCGCGTATTCAATGAGAAAGAAGATAATCCTAATAATTCAGCAATTAATACCACTGAAAAAAATAACACTGAAAAAAATAACACTGAAAAAAATAACACTGAAATTAATAACACTGAAATTAATACCAATGAAATTAATACCACTGAAAAAAATAATAAGACTGAAATTAATGAAATAAATCAAAGCACAACCGACATTTATAATTATATAATGTACTATGTTAATTATATCAAAAAGATAATTAACCAAGATAAAAAAGAAAAGATAATTGAAAATGAAATTCATATTCATGGTCCTGGAACTAGTTTTGAGACAATATATAATGCTATAAACGATAAAGAATATAGAAAAAAATTATTACACGAAGGTAAAATTTATGCTAAGGTTTTCTTAAAATACAAAAATTTAGTTTAAACTTACTTCTAGGAAATTCTTAACCTGTTCTTCAGTTATATTTGCGTCATAATGAATAACGCCATTACTTGTTTCTAAAACAATAGTTGGAAATCCTTCGACGTTATATTTTTTTATTTTTTCCTCGGTTTCCGTATCTGGGTTTGAGCAGTTTACCTCCTCAAAAGAAATACGATAATTATTAATTATTTGTTCGTGATAATTCGATTTAATACTGGCAACTTCATCTTTGGCTTTAACACAATGTGGGCACCAATCTGCGTAAAAATAGTATACAGTCGCGTTCTTTTGAGCAGATGAGTCAATATTTTCACCATTGCTATTCACTCTATGTGAAGTAAATTCTTTATTAGGAACATAGCCGGGGTCAAATAACTTTTTAACATAATTATTATAAACATATAATCCAACAAATATGAAAACAATAATTACACCTAGAATACCAATATACTTGATATTTGTTTTTATTAAATTATAAAAAATCTCAATAATATTATTAAAAAATTTTTGAATATTTTTAATTACACTCATATAATAAATACAAACAAAAAAAATTTAAAAAAAACATTGTAATATTAGTAATAATGATTTTTAGACTACCCAATGGTTCATTAATGGAAATAAATAAATATAACTTTTTAAATGATAAACTGTATTATGAAAAAATAAAAGAAATACAAAATACATATATAAAAAAAAAAATAACAAATTATACGGGTGAAACCGTGAATAATACTCCTGGATTTAAGAAATTATTGGCAATGATTTAAATATCTACTGTATATAAGAAGAATGGTTTCGATTACATCTGGTGGAAAAACAAGAAAAAATAAAAAGGTATATGAAGAAGAACATTTTAAAAGTGGAGACGGTATGTTAACCGCTGTATGGGGGCCAAGTTTTTGGCATGTATTACATACTGTAAGTTTTAATTATCCAATGGAACCAACAACAGAACAAAAAAAACACCATAAAAATTTTATTTTAAATTTAGAAAATATACTACCCTGTAAATATTGTAGAATAAATTTGAAAAATAATTTCAAACATTTACCAATAACAAATGATTGTATGAAAAATCGTCATACATTTTCGCGGTACGTCTACAACCTGCACGAATTAGTAAATAAAATGCTCAATAAAAAATCAGGATTATCATACGATGATGTTAGGGAAAGATATGAACATTTTAGAGCACGGTGTGGGAATAAAAAGAAAAAACTATTTAAATTTACAAAAAAAACAGTAAAAAAGCATAAAGGGTGCACAGAGCCAGTGCATAAAGTTAAAAGTAAAGGGATAATAAAAATTGTTCCACATGAAACAAAATGTGATTCAATGCAAATAGATAATAAATGTACAAAGGTGATTTAAATTGTACAACCGAATGTTATAATATATAAAAATAGTTTATAACATTTTATTCCCCCAATTTTATTCCCCCATTTTATTCCCCCCATTATTTACCATACGGTATAATAAAAAATTGAATCATGAAATACTTTGCATGATTAAATATCAACAAATACATTAACCGACATGAAATTGCATAATATTGAAGAATTAAAGAATACCGTTTCAAATATTTCCGGTGTGCCGATTGAGATAGGTAGGTATATATTTTCATTCATTAAAGAAGGCTATGAAAAAGAAAACAACGATGTTTTGCGAATTCGGGCAAAAAACAAACGGGCACTCAAAATATTCAAAAGAATTAATAATGAGGTTGAAAATGCGATACGAGATGATGTTTGTAATTGTAATAGGTGTTCATCAAAATATATGAATATTGATAATCCAATGTCATGTCATATGTTTCATTTTTACAATGACGATAAAGGTATTTACGGGGTGTCGGATAGTGTATTTGAAACGGAAGTATATAATTGTCTGTTAGCATGTGGTGCGATAGAACGGTTTAAATGTAGAGGTAAAGTTGACGCGGGTGTCGGGTACTACTTCTGCTATAACAAGAAAAACGCAAAGATTTTCAACCTTATCCTAGTTGCTGAAATGCAAAAAAAATCTAAGCACTATAATCACTATTGTCGTATCAGAATGCCGTGGATTGGTTATTATACTGAATATGAAAGATGGGACTTTATAAGATAATTTTAATATTTAAATTACTTACAGTCTTCGTCTACCATTAATTTTACTAATTCGTCGAATGATGTTTTTGGTTCCCACCCGAATTCATTTCTTGCTTTGGTTGAGTCTCCTAGCAATTCCTCTACTTCTGTCGGTCTAAAATATTTATCAGATATAAATATGTATTCCCTTCCTGTGTTAATATCGTACCCGATTTCATCTAATCCAGTTCCTTTCCATGCGATTTGAATATTTTTAATAGCAAAACTTTTTTCTACAAATTCACGAACGCTGTGAAATTCATTCGTAGATAAAACATAATCTTCTGGTTTATCTTGTTGTAGCATTAACCACATACCATAAACAAAATCTTTTGCGTACCCCCAGTCTCTTTTTGCATCAATATTTCCCAACACTAATTTATCTTGCTTATTCTTTAAAATATTACCAAGTGCTATTGTTATTTTTCTAGTTACAAATGTTGGACCTCTTCTTGGGCTTTCGTGATTAAATAATATTCCATTACATGCGTACATATTATATGATTCACAATAATTTTTGACTATCCAATATGAATATAATTTAGCTACCCCATATGGACTCCTTGGGTAAAATGGAGTAGTTTCCGTTTGGGGAACTTCTTGCACTTTTCCATATAGTTCAGATGTTGACGCTTGATAAAAACGAGTTTTTTCTACTAATCCAGCAGAGCGAATCGCTTCAAGTAAACGTAATGTACCTAAAGCATCAATATTTCCAGTATATTCGGGAATTTCAAATGAAACTTTTACATGACTCATTGCTGCTAAATTATAAACTTCAAAAACTTGCATAGAACTATATTCACTTTTAATTTCTTCTAATATTTTGAGTATATTTAATGAATCACATAAATCTCCATATCTTAATTTTAAATTTGGGTGTGAATAAATATCATTTATTCTCTGTGTGTTTATATTTGATGCCCGTCGTATAATACCAAAAACAATATAGTTTTTTTCTAATAATAATTCAGCTAAATATGAACCATCTTGGCCTGTTATTCCAGTTATTAGAGCAACCTTCATATAATTTGATAAAATAATAAATATATGAAAAATAAACTAATTACATACCATAAGTACTATATTCACTTGTATGTGATGGTAAAAATGAATTATCAACTACGCTATAATTTGGGACCTTTTTACATTCAAATGATGATTCTGGACAACGTGCGCATGGTGGGCATGGCGGACATTTACTATTAATTAATCCCTTTTTAAATTGATTAAATTCATCTCTTGAAATATTACTAGTGTCATCAGTACCAGGTGTTGTTGCTTTATTTGATTGTTGAGTGCTACTATTCGTTGATATAGGTGGAGGAAGTAAATAACCACTGCCGCTATAATCCGGTTCGTTATGGTTAATTGTTTTTTCGATTTCATTATTTTCAAATTGTTCAAATGCTTCTAATCGCATTTCTTTTAAAAAATTTTCTCTTAATTCATAACCACTATATACCGTATAGCTAACAATGGCTATACAAATTAATATAGTAGCTCCAATAATCATGTTTCTAGAAATTTTCATATGTAATAAACAAAGAAATAAATAAAATTGATATTAAGAATATTTAATTATTATGATATATGGAATCATTCTATTGTAATGAAGAAAGTGATATAATTGAAATAGGAATAGATGAATCTGGTCGTGGACCATTGTTTGGAAGAGTGTATTCAGCAGGAGTAGTATTGCCTAAAACAGATTTTGATTATTCAATATTAAAAGATAGCAAAAAATTTACATCAAAGAAGAAAATCGCGGAAGTAGCAGAATATATAAAAAACAAATCTCTTTATTGGTCAGTAAATTATAATAATGAAAAGGTAATAGATAATATAAATATAAGAAGAGCTACCCATTCATGTATGCATGAATCAGCAAGACAAATCATAGATAGAAATAAATTGGATGGGTCAAACATTTTATTGTTAATTGATGGTAATGATTTTACTCCTTTAATTCACAATGAACATACATTATCAGCAATAACAATTGAGAGTGGTGATAATTCATATGGTTCTATTGCTGCTGCTTCAATATTAGCAAAGGTAGAAAGAGATAAATATATTGAAGAGTTATGTGAAAAACACCCAGAACTCAATGAAAAATATGGTATTGCTTCAAATAAAGGATATGGTTCAAAAAAACATACCGAAGGTATTAAACAATATGGAATAACAGAATGGCACCGTAAAACATATGGTATATGTAGAACACACGCAGTAGTACCGATTTAATTATTTTAAAATTATCGAATCGTCGTGTTGTTCAATAATAGTTTTAATTTTTATTTTAATTTTTTTAACACTTTAATAAAATTGAATAACTAACACCATATTTTTAACGTATAAATAATCATGACGAAGCTATTAATATTTGATACAGAAACCACCGGACTGTTTCCAAGGCATTTTAATCCAACCGAACAAAATATAAAAGATAAAGTTGCGTCTTTACCTTATATAGTACAATTCAGTTGTATTTTATTTGAGACAAAAACCATGCGTATTATTGATACGTTAAATGAAGTTGTAAAATTATCAGATGATGTAAATATATCACAAGAAAGTATAAATATTCACGGAATAACAAGAACGAAATCAAATATGGGAGTCTCAATTTTGGAATGTATTGATAGGTTTAATGACCTATATAATGCGTCTGATATTATTATTGCTCATAATTTTAAGTTTGACGCACAAATGATTAATGTAGAGTGTCTACGAAATAATAAGGAATATCTCCTAGAAAATACAGAAAAAACTATATATTGTACTATGCAAAACTCAATTGACTTGTGTAGCATCGTTGTTAAAAATAAACTAGGTAATTATAAGAAATTCCCAAAATTAGAGGAATTACATGAGGAACTATTTCAAATGGTACCTCACAATCTTCACGATTCGTATCATGATATTTTAATTACTTTGAGATGCTTTTTGAAAATGTCAAATAATATAGATGTATTTGAAAAAAATGAAAGCATTAAAAAATACTGCGAGGTTCATATTATGTAAAGTAAAAAAAATTGAATTGACAAATGTACTTTATAATAAGTAAATCACAAACAATAAAAGATGTCAAGAGTTAATAATCGTCAAAATGTTCAAAAGCGGTCGACTGTACCCCACATGGTCAAGCCTGACATGGCGAATGGGTGCGAGAGTATTTCTTGCCAGATTGCCAAGGTATTTTATCTACACAATGAGACGGTCCTTCGTAATAGTTGTACAACCAGAGAGTCGGCAAAGGAGCTCTTCTTGAAAACATTTCGAAGATGGGCGACCGACGAAATGCTTGTGCGCGATAATAAGAGAAATTTCAATCAGGTTCTCTATAATTTGGTGCGCGACGGCGGGGTCTGTCAAGTTGTAGAAAATCCCGACAGTGGATATTTTGATAATATCAGGCACGACATCATTTGGTATTAGAAAATAAGTAGTAAGTAAGTAGTATGTAGAGTTTGTTTTAATTAATTAAATTTTTCTAATGTAATTAATTAAATTATTTTATTCAATATTAATCTTTTTTTTTGTCGGTTGATTTACTAAATCACCAATAACCGAAATAAACTCATCATTTAATTCAAATCGTTGACCAATCACTTTTATTTGAATATTATCATCTTCGCTTATATTATTAAAATTTTTATTATTATGATGATGGTCCCTCGCAATAAATATAACAATTGGGGAAGTTTCAAAACCAGGAACCTCGGCTCGTATTCCTGCTTTTGTAATATTTTTTGCTACACAATCGATTACCATATTTTCGATAGGATTGCAAACTAAGCACTCATATACAACTGTAAATTTAACATTTTCGCCAACAACTTGTCCACATGAATATTTTATAATATTACATGAATTCTTTTTAATATATCCGTTTTTGTTGCATTTACCTTCAAGTGTGTTTGTTAAAATTTTGTTTAACATAACTTTAATATTTTCTCCAATATTTTTACATTGTAGGTTAATCGTATTTGTTGTTACCATAGGACTAAATACTCCTACTTTCTTTTTTGAATTATCTTTTTTTTCATTTAGAATATTTTTTGACATTACTATTATATATTTTTAATATATTATTATTAAATCAATTTTATAATAAATATCTATGCGTATATAGTATTTATTTGCCTATTCACCTTTAAAAATGTACAACATTTTGGAATATTTTTAATATTATGAGCATTTATATACGTACATGTACTTCGAATCCCCCCCAAATAATTTAATATTGTATTTTCTAATTGTCCTTTGTACAATATTTTAACTGTGCGACCCTCGGATGACCTATATTTATCCATTTTATTATAATGCGTTTTCATTGCGATTTCACTGCTCATTCCGTAAAATAATTTATATTTTTTATTATTTTCTTCAATGATTTCGCCTGGGTTTTCGTCATGGCCGGAAAATTGACCCCCTATCATTATAAAATCTGCACCTCCGCCAAATCCTTTTGATACATCACCCGGAGAAGTAATTCCTCCATCGCCTATAATATGTCCATTTACTCCATGCGCCGCGTCAGCGCACTCCATTATTGCGGATAGTTGAGGCATACCAACGCCAGTCTGGGTTCTAGTTAGACACGCGGAACCTGGACCAATTCCCACTTTTACAATATCAACTCCTCCTTGAAGAATTAAATCTTCTGTAATTTCTCTCGTTACAACATTACCCGCAACAATTATTTTATCAGGATAATCCTCTCTAATTTTTTTACATGTTGTAATAAGTTGTTCCATGTATCCGTTTGCAACATCAACGCATATAAATTTAACATCTATATTGTTCAAAATATCATATAATTTCAATATGTCTTTATCTGATATACCAGTGGAGACCATGAAATACTCTTTATCTAAAATACCCTTATTTTGCCAATCCGTATAATCTTGAAGATTATAAAATTTGTGAAGTGCTGTCAACATTTTAAAATCCTTTAAAACGTTATAAACATTAATAGTTCCAATGGTATCCATATTTGCTGCGATTATCGGGACACCCGTCCAATACTGGTTCGATTTTTTAAAATGAAATGTTCGTTCTAAATTAACTTCTGCTCGCGAAGTCATATTGGTTCTTTTTGGACGAATTAACACATCATTATAGTCTAATTTTGTATCGTTTTCAATGTTCATATAAATCAATACGTGGTATATTTATATTATTTATAATGATATATTTTATAAATGATATACTTTATAGACGAATGTTTTTATTATATACTTTGTTTATAATATATTCGTTAATAGAGAAAAAATGAGGACTGCTTAAATGTTTAAATCTTAATAACAATTCTATGAAAAGAGATAATTTTTCATTTTTGATATTTTTAATTTTTCTAATAAATTCTCGATTTGTTAAGGTTGAAATAATTTCAACCGTTTTTCGTTTTGGTAATATTTCAAAGTTGCTACTAAATGATTTTTGTTCTTTCATATTTTTTATTTTGAATTTAAAATTATATGTATTTGAATTTTTATCTAAAATATTTGAAATTGTTCCAGTTAAATCGTTGTATTTTGAAAAATCATCAATTAAAAACTTCTTTTTAATTATATCTTCTACATTATCAATATCGCCTTTTTTTCCCTTCTTCCATTCTGTCTCGTCGTTATATTTGAAATATACATCAAATTTATTATCAAATGGGGCAATTAAAACCTTTGAAAGGGGTGTATCAATTATACCATCATCGCTATACGTTTTTAAATATATTTCGAAATCGTTTGTTGGTTTATTTTTTTCAAAATGGCCAACGATTCCCATTTTTTTATGAATGTTCATATTATCAACCATATGTTCAATAATTAGGTTGTTTAATATTTCTTTATTTGTGATAAAACCCTCTATTTCGTTCATAGAAAAATAATTTATATCAAATATATCTGTTTTCGCGTCTAAAATTGTATTAAATTCTTCTTTTAGAGCTACCATGCTGACATTTGTATTGATTTCTTCATTATTTTCATTTGTTATACTTTCTTTTTCATCCAATGATTCTTCAATATTTAATTTTATTTTTACTGAAGAATTTTTGTTATCTATTTTATTAATTCTTTCGTGTACCGGGATTCGGGGTTCATCCAATTCACTCGGTTGATACATATATAAATCTCCAATGTTTATTAAATACCCAATGCGTTGGTATTTATCTAGTAAAAATTCGTTTCTATTTTCAATTAATTTGTTTAATGCCGATAATATTTGTTCCCTTGGATACTTTTTAATCCGGGTTATTTCAAAAAATAAATCTTTCTTTGAATAAATATATTTTTCTTGAAACAATTGCCTAATTTTATTTATTAAAACACTATTTGAACGTAGCATATTGTTTACATTATATGTATTATCTATTTTACTTGACACTTTATCAACTGTTTTAATTTTATCATCATTTATATATAAACACTTATAATAACAACTATCTTGATAATCACATATGGCGCTATATGGTTTATCTCCTATTTTAAAATCAATATTTTTCCCGTTTGACAATAAAATTGGAATATTAACGTTTGTCATTTTCTCAAATGAAAAATTAGTTTGTTCATGATTTAATAAACAATCGATAGAACTTTGTTTTAATACGCGTGTAATATTACCAATTTGTATGGCCTTTGCCTCTGCTAAACGATAAATATAATTATCAATGCTTTCCGTATTTTGATTTTTGAGTAGTGTTGCGTAAAGGTAAATACATACATTTCTTTTTTCTAATGGAAGAAGTTTATGGCTACAATTACGAACCGCTCTGCCAATAATTTGTTCTAACCGATTCATATTATACCATGGTTCTAAGATATGTACATTTCTTATAAATTTTAAATCAATACCTTCGCTCCCACTCTTTGATATAAAGACAACTTTAATAACAGACCCTTCGTTGTTTTTATCATCAGTAATTGCTTTAATTTCATCATTTTTATTAGGAGAAAAATATTTATCACCTGTAATCATTATGTATTTTTTCCCATTATTTTTAATCCCTAGTTTTCTTTTATACGCATCTGAATAAAGTGATTTAACATCGCCATATCTGGTATATCCCATCTCTTCTAGTGCTAACACCATGGGAACTATTCCACCATCAATATATTGTGAATATACCAACGACAATCCACTTGACGATTCAATATTATTAATAATACTTTCAATTTTACAACTGTATTTACCTATTACATTTTTTGAGAAAATGCGACCATATTTTTTAACATATGACTCCTTATATTCAAAATTAGAACGATACGGCACATTTGCCCTATTATTTTCTTCGTATGTCATTATATTTGATAACCCTTTTTTCCCTGCGAAAACATATTCTTTTTTTTCATCATAATTTTCATCAAAATCAATATTAGGATATGTAATATTTAATATTTCAATTGGTATTTGTATTTTACTATATCCAAGTGAGTCTATATTATCATTTAACGCGTCGTCTACTGACCTCTTTTTTTTTAGCTTTAACATTACATGTTCATATGCTCTACTTTGATAATCGCCTATATTTACATTATACGTATCAACGTGTTGTAATGGTTCCGCTATTGTTTTATCGTTAAATTGTGTTTCTGGGTATTTTATGTTTTTTAAACTGTGTAATTTATCGAATTCTGAGGGAAATATTCTAAATGGAAAAGTATAAGGATTATCTCCCCGAACAAAGGATATATATCCTCTTGTTTTCTCAATCAATAAACGCTTTCCTTTTTCATAACCATCTAAATCTATCAAAAAATTCCCATCTTTATCAAATATATCCGACACTTTTACCTCGCTTTTGTTGTCATTTAAATTTAATAAATTAATTAAAAATATTATTTCTTTGAAATTATTATATATTGGTGTTGCTGATAATAATAGTAAATGTAGGTTTTCTGTATGTTTAACTAGTAAATTTATATTTCGCGAGATTCGCTTTTCATCATTTTTATTTGATACACTGCGAATATTATGCACTTCGTCTATTATTATTAATCGGTCTTCGAACATTTTTTTTATTTTTTTTATAGAAACCTTATCATTATTATCCTTATTTTCAATTGCTTTATCAATGAAATTCGCAAATTTTGTATAGCCTAAAAATATATAATATTTATTTATTATTTGATTTATCATTTTGACTATTTTTTCTTTTGTTAAGCCCTTTAAATTCATAGGGTTTATTTCATTCAATAACTCGTTGCCTGTACAAGCATTTAAATTCCATAAGCCATTTTGAAATTCTAATTTTCTTTCATCAAATAGTTGTAATTTAAAATTTTCTTGAACATTTGGCGACGCCACCACTATTATTCTTCTATTTATATTTAGTTGTTTTAGATATGCTCTCATTTCTTCTGCGACTCCAATCGCAGTACACGTTTTACCGGAGCCTAAACCATGATACAATAATAAACTATTATATGGGGTTTGGAACGAAAGAAAATTTTTTATAAAACTTTGATGCGGATTTAACTCAAATTTGGTATTGCATAAGAAACCAGAGTATTTCTTAATTTCATCTAATTTTTTTATAACTTGTCCGTCGTATTTTCCATGTTGAAATTCTTGTTTTGAATTTATTTTTAATATAAAGTTGGGGTCTTCGTTTAAAGGATATAAATTATTTTCAGTACTACTAATTAACTCATTTTGCTGTTCTTTTTCAAATTCTTTTTTAAATTCATTTAAGGGTTTTTCTTCAAATATTTTTTTCATTTTTTCTTGTATTGTATCACTCATATTATTTATAAATATTTGTTTTTATTTATTTATATTAAAAAATAATTAGTCCAAATTTTATTTACCTTTGCCAAAAGATTTATTTTTTCTAAATTATATGGTCTTATTAAATCGATTGTATTTTCAAATGTTTCCCAAGATATTTTAGATACTTCTGATTTCTGGTAATTATTGCTTACTGGTATATCGTCTAACATAACAGCAACAAAATATTTATGCTTATACGATTTATAGTTTGAACCAGTAAATATTTCTTCGTATGGTATTATATTTTCTAATATAATTATTTCCTCTCTTTTAAACCCGGTTTCCTCTTCAAACTCTCTTAAACCACAATCAATGTCCTTTTCTTGAAAGTTTCGTCTCCCTTTTGGAAATCCCCATTCAGTTTCTTTCCATACTGTTTTACTTTCATTGATAATATTTATTAAATAATCTAAATCGTATGTTTTTTTATAATGATTAATTTTTTTAAAATATAATAAATTCATGTCATTATTATTATACGCATTTATATGAGTTTCTTTTGTTTTTTGTTTTTCATCATCTGTCATTTCATTGACAATATTTAACAAGTAATTTTTATTATATACCGGATATTTTCCACGTATAAAATCACTATAACCGAAACTATCTTTCCGTCTAATTACCAAATATTCTGGTTCTTTTCCTTTTATTAATTTAACGCAAATTATACCTATACTTGTTATTGGCATTTTGCAGTCTTGAAATATATGTCCTTGTTTACCACAATTATTACAAAAATAATTTAAATTTTTCATGTTTCCTTATATGTAAAAAAACATATCTTTTTATATTATTTCTATTATATGAAACAATTAGACTCAAAAATATGGGGTCCATATTATTGGTTTGTCTTAATTACTATTGCCATGACATATCCTATCCATCCAAATGATGTTATTAAAAAAAAATATTTTGAATTTTTGCATAATCTGCCGATTTTTATTCCCGATACAAAAATATCAAACCAGTTTAGTGAAATGCTTGATATATATCCGGTATCTTCTTATTTAGATAATAGAGAATCGCTTATACGATGGGTTCACTTTATTCACAATCAAATTAACAAAAAACTCAATAAACCAGAAATATCATTACAAGAAGCTTTAAAAAATTATTATTTGAAATATGAAGATAATTATGTTAGAGATGCGAAATTACAAAGTTGGAAGAAAAAGTATTTATCTATTTTTTTCGTAGTATTTATATTTTTTATTATTTTAACTACATATAATATATGAGTAATGATATAAATAATAATAACCATCATATAAATAATGATATAAATAATGATATAAATAATAATAGTGCAAATCGTGGAATTATTAAAGGCGGGGCTGTAATTGATTCTGGTGGTTTTGGTTGTGTATTTAAACCGTATATCAAATGTGGAAAAAAAAGAGGTATGGTCGCATTACGCGATAAAATAAAAGAAAATAAGGATAATCGACCAGAATTAGTTTCAAAGGTATTACAAAGAAAACATGCACAACATGAGTATCAAACCGCTCAAACATTTGAAGGAATATTAAAAGGCGTACCTAATTATAGAAACTATTACATATTTCCATACACAATGTGTAGACCTGGGCATTTTTCAAAACCCGACCTAATTAATGTAAGTAAATGTCAAAGACTTTTCAAAAAAATTAATGTTACACCTTTTAATATTAATGATGATAACGAAAAAATATTAACTTTACAACTACCTGATGCCGGAAAACCAATTGAAAAACTTATTGGAAAACTTAAATCAAAAAAAGATTTTAATACTTTTAACAGTAAAATGGTTCGCTTAATTAAATATGCGATTAAACCAATGAATACAAAAAATATTATTCATTTTGACATCAAAGATAACAACATTTTATATAAGAAAAAAAATTTTCAATTGATTGATTGGGGTATTTCATTTATTGATACTAATGAATATGATGACAACTATAATAAAACAGAAGATATTGATATCCCTGACAATATTAAAAGGCGACCAATTTCATTTAATGTTCCATTTACAAATATTTTATCATACGCTGATTATAAAAAACCATTGAATGATTTATATAGAAAAAATACGAATAATAAATATACACATATTTTAGAAGGAGATGCGCTTCAAACTGCTGATTATATTATTGGCGATTACAATAAAAAATATAAAGATTCACATATTCCCGGGGTAATGTTTATAAGTCAATATGTTTTTCCAGAAAAGGACAAATTATATTTATTAAGACAATTTTTAGCGAATGCTATGGTGGAAAAGTTTTATTCGTTTCATAATAATGAACCATATTTTGATATGTATAGATATTATCATACTGTGTTGAAACACAATATTGATATTTTTGGAATTCTTATGTGTTATACACGCTTTTTTGAAAAACTGTCATTTCCGTATCACTTACAACAACAAGTTAAAACTAAAATAATTAAAATGTTCAAAGAAATAATATTTCGCTTTTCAACCGAAAAGATCGAAGTCAATTATTTGATTAAAAAAATTAAAAAATTAAATTTTAAGAATTTCAAATCATCTAGAATTATTACAAAACAATCGTCTTTGTCAAACCGTTCCAATAAAGGCAGGTCTGGTAATAAAAAAAAATATACTAGGAAAAAAAGACGAAATTAACGTTTCGTTCTAAATTATTACGTATAATATTTTAATAATTTAATATATTATATGAATTTAGAACTTCTAATATTGCTAATTACTGGATTTTTTATAGCAAATACGTATTATGATAATAAATATATAGATATATTTAAAAATAATAAAAAATATATTTCTATGGGATTTTATGGTATACTTGGTATTAGTTTTTATATGTTATTAAAACGAAACCCATGTAAAGGCAAAGAAATGTTAAAACAAGCATCAAATCTGGTTAAATATATGCCAGTTGATAAAAGTTCAATTTCTATGTTAGAACCAGTCGCTGAATTTTTTGGAAATAAAAATCAATCATTTATTGGCGGTAGAGGAGGAACCTATGAACCGCCACAACATAAAAGAATGATGAATTCGGGAAGTAAAACAACAAAGCGTTCTGTAAGTGAAACCAAAAAAAAATATGTCGCTTCACAACAATCTTGGAAATGTGGTGATTGCGCAGAACCTTTATCCGCGTGGTTTGAGGTTGACCATAAAATTAGATTAGAACATGGAGGCTCAAATCATATTGATAATTTACTTGCTTTATGTAGAGAATGTCATGGAAAAAAAACGGCAATGGAAAATATGTAATTTAACAAATGTATTATTATAAAATTAAATTTATAATGTAATAATATGGACAGCAATAGTACTGGAAATAGTAGCCCAGAAATTATTATTTTAACAATAATTGTTTTATTAATACTATTATACTCAATAATAACATACCATAAGTCAAATTATAACCAGGCTGCTATTATTATTGGTATATCGTTCTTTTTTATTTTTGTATTTGATTATTTTTCACAAAATAGTATTTTTAATTCATTTAAGGAAAATTTCACCAATTTATCAAATGCGCCTCAATTATATTCAACTTATTTTGCTTTTATTGCTTTTATATTAGTATTAATTGGTTTATCTATTTCAAAAAATAAATTGTTATCTGATACCAATTCAAATTATCCACTTATTATAACTATCATTACAAGCATCGCTTCATTTTTTATTTTTAGTATTTACGTGCAACATTATATTGGTAAATCTCGTTATCCTGATACATATAGCACATATTTTTTTAAATTTTTAATGGTTTTGGTTGCGTGTATTGGATTATTCATAACTATGTCCGCTACTCAAAATGAAAAATATCATTTCGCAGCAAAAATTGTGATAATTTCAACGGTATTATTATCGGCATTGGTATTTTATTATTTTAATCCAAGTTTTTTTCTTGATTTCGTAAGTAATTTAAAAGAGTGGTTAAGTGGCGATGCCCCACTTCCAAAAATATTTAGAGATTTATATAATTTAATAAAGGCCGAATTTTCGGAAAATTCTGTTTTATCATGGATTCTTTTGATTAGTTTTGGGTTCGCAAGCATTTTACTATTTTATGGCGAAGATGTATCCCATTATATTATTAAATTTTTGACACATGATGGAAAACACTTATTACACGATGTTGTGGATTTAAATGAGGAACATATTTTAGGTAATTTTCAAGGATTGTCTAATATAAATGATAACACTGATGCTGATTCTGGGGAACAAGATTCAAATTATTGTATTAGTACTTGGTTTTACTTAAATAAACAATACGAGAGCAATAATGACGCAACTATATTAGATTACGGCAATAACCCTCATATTAAATACAATGGTTCAGAAAATAAATTAATTATAACATTTACTCTTGAAAATGGCGACACCACCGGTGGAACCGAAACTATTATTGTAGAAAATATACTTATTCAAAAATGGAATAATATTGTTGTGAATTGCAGATCAGGTAGATTTATTGATGTGTTTTTAAATACTGAACTTGTCGCTACATCAAATCGTATAATTAAGGTAGGAGAAAATGATATGGTTTTATTAGGAAATCCTGATTTAGAAGGTGCAGCATGTAATGTTGTTTATTACAACCATACATTACCAATTACATCTATTTACACTTTATATTATTTATATAGTAGCATGAACCCTCCATATATTAATTACAGTAAGAATGTTGAAAAGAGTGAAAAAAATAAAACATTTAAAACGCGCGATTTTGAAACTGAAAACGAATCTAGGAACATCAACAAAAGTATTTTATTGGATGATAATGAAGATGATGATGCGACTAACCCAAATAATGTATTAACATATAATACTTCGATGCCAGGAATACATAGTATTAGTAAATTTTTGTGGTTTTTTAATTAAAAGTATATGTAAAAAAAATGTTAGTTAATATTATAAATGAGTCTTGCAAGTATTTTAATCGCAATTTTATCTTTTATTATTGTTTTAGTTATATTTAGGTATTTATTGAAACCAAAAGACGCAAAAATTATCAAAGACGCGACGACTGGTGAAATAATTCCAGGTGGTGAATTAGCTGCGAGTTCATCAAATAATTCTGCGTATTCTTTGTGGTTTTTTGTGAATGATTATTCACAAGATTATTCTAAGGAAAAACAAGTACTTCATCATGTTACTCCCAATACTACAGATGGTGTAATGGTTAATTTAGCAGCAAATACAAATGACCTTTTAGTAGCGGTTAAAATTGCACAGGATACATCTGTGGGCAGCACCGACCCATCCCATCATATTTGTCAAGTTAATAATATTCCTATTCAAAAGTGGATACATTTAGTCGTTTCTATTCACGGAAGAATTATTGATATTTATATGAATGGTAAGTTAGTACGTAGTTGTTTAGCATCAGCTGTACCGGCTATAAGTGGTTTATCCGCCAATGATGTTAAAATTGGTGGCGCAACAAGTGATGTAAACAATATTTCTACACTACTATCCACTGATACTGTTGTTGGCGTTCCCGGTTGGTCCGGATATTTTGCCAAATTTGAATACTATCCTGAGGCGATTGACCCACAAACTGTATACTACTTATACAGAGCGGGATATGGTGGAGGGTCATTCTTGGATTATCTAAATAGATATCAAGTGAAAGTAGCATTATTAGACAATGAAACCGAAGATACTAGTTTTACATTTTAATTAAATAAATCTTAAATTTCTTTTCATATATTATATTATAAATGAATAGAATTGCCGAAAATATTAATAATATAAGAAATAACTTGCAAAATGCTAATTATAACAATGACTTTTTAAATTCAAATACGATTGTTTCGAATTTTGCCTTCTTAATTTTAGTAGTTTTTATGTTTGTTATTGTTAGCGCACTATCAATGAATCTTGTTAATTATTTTATGTCTCCTGAATACAACCCGAAATTAATTGACGGCATGGTTCCAGGTAATCAATTAACAACAATTAAACAAAACCCGAATTATGCAGGCGCAATACCAGTTAAACGTTCCAATAACGCACACGAAGGAATTGAATTTACTTGGTCATTGTGGCTATTTTTAGAAGATGGACCAGCAAGTACTGGTAATGATTATTTACATGTATTCCATAAGGGTGATAATAAACCTAATGTTGATGCCAGCTTTAATGATGGTGGTTCAAATATATATACAAATAAAGGAATGAATCAAGTGTTAAATGGTCCTGGGTTATATATTAAACCATTTACTAGTGGAGATTCGACAACCTCATTGACATTCGCAATTAATACATTTGATACCGCATCAATTGTAGAAAAAGTTGATGTTGATAATATTCCAATTAATAAATGGTTTAATATAATGATTATGTGTAAGAATAGATATTTAGATATTTATATTAATGGCACTATCAAAAAGCGTTATCAAATGGCCGGATTACCAAAACAAAACTACGGTGATGTATATGTTGGAGCAACAACCTCAACGAATAAGTTTGACGGTTTTGTTTCTAATTTATGGTACTACGATTATGCGTTAGGTACGCGCGAGATTGAAGGTATTATGAATTCGGGCGCGAGTACAACACTTGTAAATGAAAGTACAATTAATGCGAAAACAAGTGGTTTCTACTTCTTATCGACGCGTTGGTTTATGGGCGATAATTAGAATTAATTTATACATTTTATATATAATAATTTTATAGTATATAAAATGACAATACCAGAATGTGGCACATTTGATGACGATGGAAACTTAATATCCACTTCAATATTTGACTTATGCGCAAACGTAGCTGTTATTCAAACCCCGGTTGGCAGATGCAATAATTCGAACGTAGCTCCAATCGCGAAACCCGGTTCACGGCTGCAAAATATTTGTGATTATGAATTTACTCTTAGGCAAACATATGGCGACCATCAATTAAAAGAACGTAGAAAAGCAGAAGTATTACAATACAAAAAAAATGCGAATAATTTAACACGGCGTCAAGAAGAAGCGAGACTTTTACGCGGTGCTGGAAGATTTAGAAAAAGAGGATACGCGCTTCAAAATCAAGAAATTACGGACCCAAATGTTTTGGATTTGCCTTTAAATGGAAATACTTTAATATGTGAATCGGCAGAAGAACCTTGTGGCTTAACCACCAGTTCAAATGTACCCGGAAAACAAATGAAGTTATGTTTTAATCCAAGTGTTCCGTTGATTAATTACACAGTAAGAAGAACGTATAATTAACAATAAATTAATTTAAACATTTATATATATTTAATATATATACAAATGGTGTTCCAATTTTTAAGCGGATTACTAGGTACAAAACAAAGAAAATCACAAGTAGACAATGTTGCTATTGAAAAAGCGAGGATGAGAGCGGACGCATTAGCAAGAGAAGTCGAAGAAACCGAAGCAAAGACCAAAGCTGCGAAAGAAGCTAAGGATGCGAAGGACAAGGCTGATGCCGAAGCAAAGGCCAAGGCAGCGAAGGACAAGGCTGATGCCGAAGCAAAGGCCAAAGCAGCGAAGGACAAGGCTGATGCCGAAGCAAAGGCCAAAGCAGCGAAGGACAAGGCTGATGCCGAAGCAAAGGCCAAGGCTGATGCCGACGCAAAGGCCGCTAAGGAAAAGGCCGATAAAGAAGCCAAGGCCAAGGCTGATGCCGATGCAAAGGCCAAAGCTGATGCAGACGCAAAGGCCGCTAAGGAAAAGGCCGATAAAGAAGCCAAGGCCAAGGCTGATGCCGATGCAAAGGCCGCTAAGGAAAAGGCCGATAAAGAAGCCAAGGCTGATGCCGAAGCAAAGGCCAAGGCTGATGCCGACGCAAAGGCCAAGGCTGATGCCGATGCAAAGGCCAAAGCGGACGAGGAGTCAAAAGTAGAAGCATAAAACTTATTTAAAAATATATATTGTTGAATAAGTTTATACCTTGTTTAGATTTAGTCGGTTGTAATAATCTTCAAATATTATATTCAATATTTCTTCTGGAATTTCATCATTAATATTGTTAATTAACTCTAATTTAAGTGGTTCTCTACCCTTAATTTCAATAAATCGTTTTATTTTTTCATTAATAACCTCGATGTGTGTATCATAATTTATTTTTTCTTCTTTAAATTGTATTTCTTTTCTCTCGACGATTTTTTCTTGTTTATACCAAGGATGTCTGTTTTCTGAAACGGATACAAATTCGCCAAATATTTCAGGTTTCTTAAATTTATACTTCTTCTTTGCTTCTTTGGTAACTTCATCAACGAACGATGATTCGCTTGTCTTAGTATTAGGCGAATCCATTATTTGTAAATTATTAATAGTATCATTCGTTGTAGCATCTGTTAATTCTTTATACTGACAACAAAATACTTTCAAGCAACATTCTGTTATTTTATCTAAACAACCGCCATTATCGTCTTTTTCTTTATTGTAAATTACCGCTTTAAATTTTTTCAACACTTTATCTTCAAGGTCGGGGCTTATTTCCATAAGTCGATCAAACTCTTCTTTATATTGATTTAACAACTCAATCGGCGTTGTTTCTCTTTCAACCGGACTTTTTGCTAATATAACTGTTATATTTCTTACAAATTTACCCCATGATATTGCCGAAACGCGATGTGATTCTCTTAATTCGCTTATTTTTAAGAATTGTTGTATTGTTGTTAAAATACCGGCAAAAATATTAATTGCTCCAATTATCATTTGGGCTAAAAATTTGCTATTTTGAGGAATTCTATCTTGTGCAAAATTAGCAGTTCCTGTTATTGTCGACATTATAATTACTGGTATAGTAAACCAAGCGTTTCTAAAACTGAAGTTTTTATAAGATTTACTATGAAGCCATCGGTAGCACATTGCTTTATCTGACCACTCAATAAAGACATGCTCATGTTCTATTGTCCATCCATTAAGTTTTTTCTCATCAATTACAATATTACTTTCACTCTTGTTCATAATATTTATATATATAAAATATTAAATATATAAAATATTAAATATTTAATATTATTATGGATATTATAAAATTAAAATCTGAGTTTCAAAAAATAATTGACGTGTTTGATAATATCAAAGAAAAAACACATAATATTAATATTAAAACGATTAAGCTAAAAGAAATATATGAATCATTAACTAAAACAAATAATAGCCCTGTATATTTATTCGGCCTAGATTTTTTAAATTTTCAATACAAAATATATAATAATCAACACAATGACTATTGTAATTTAGTTAAATTAATAAATAATAGAATTTACGGAGACTATTATAAATTAATACTAATTATAAAGGATTATATTATTAATGACGTTAATGATAACGAATTAACTGATAAAATTAATAAGAATTCAAAGAAATTTGCCGTATATATTGATTTAGATGAATATAAAGATTATAGTACCGATATTTTAAAAGACTTAAATGAATATGTTATTGAGTTGGTTAATTCTATTCATGTGTATTGTCAAAATAAAGATAAAGTAAATCGTCACCATGCTACTGTTTCAAAAAATGGTGTATTTTTAGATAATTTTTTACATAGTCTAGAAACAAATAATAAAATTGTTAAAAGTCAATTAGGTTTATATTTACAAAATTTAAATTTCTTTTCAACAAACTATTTTGATATGTTAAATAATATTTATACTAAAATAAATAATTTATTTGATGAAATACATAAAATACATTTTGAAGATGATAGTGATGAAGAAACGAATGAAAATGGTGAAAATGGTGAAAATGGTGAAAATGGTGAAAATGGTGAAAATGGTGAAAATAGTGAAAATGGTGAAAATAGTGAAAATGATAAACAATGCGAATATAGTGAAAATGATAAACAACGTGAATATAGCGAAAATGATAAACAACGTGAATATAGTGAAAATGATAAACAACGTGAATATAGTGAAAATGATAAACAACGCGAATATAGTGAAAATGATAAACAACGCGAATATAGCGAAAGTCGCGAAGCAAATAATAAATCAAAAAATGAAAAATTTGATAAACGTATCCGCACATATAAAGATGCCGCTGCCACTAAATGAAAAATTAAAATGGTAAATTTTTAATATTTAGTTTTGTAAAAACGCGAACATCTATTCCATTATCATATGATGTTTTATAAAAACTAGAAATTTTTTTACCATATTGGCGTTTTAATATAACCATACCATTTATTTCAATATGAAATTTATTTAAATTAAATTTATGATTTAGAAGGAATATAATATCTTGAATAATATCATTTTTATTAAATACTTCCCATCTAACCGAACGACCATTAAAAATTAAGACAATATAAATATTATTACCATCGCCAGTATTATACATTATTTTGATTGGATTATTTTTAAACAGATTTTTGAAAATCATTTAATATATACGTGGATTTTAAATGATTTTTTTATGAATATTAAATTTTCTATGCTTTTTGTATATGAAACTAGTAAATGAATTTTTAAAAAACTTTTTAATTGGCGGTATCACGATTGGGCTTTATTCGATTTTAGTTAAATACTATTCTCCTGCGCTAGCCGGACATCTAAGTGGCGCTTTACCGTTGGTATTTTCGTTCGTTGTAATTAGTACATTTTTAAATAAAGACCGTAAAACTGCGGTTAAAGTTGCGTATTATGGTATTCGGGGCGTTTTATTTTGGCTTGTGTATGTTTTTATTGTATATTTTTTATTACAAAACAATTATAGTTTAACGCATTCCATATTAACAGCACTCGTGTCATTTTTTTTATTAAATGCGTTATTATATAATTTTTTAGTAAACGACTAATTAAGTTCGCACGCCAATATTTTCACAAGATTCTTCTGAATCAAATATAGAACCCGACATACACAATCCGGTATCATTTACATTTGCACATGTTCTTATGCTTTTGTCTTCGCCTATATAGCACCACCCGCCTTTAACATTCGTTTTTTGACTTTGTGTAGCACTTGATGAATTATCTGGCTTAATCTCTTTCTTTTTAGTTGAGCCCTTTTTATTTTTAACACTCGCTTGTACAAGTTTTTTTGTACCTTCCGCACTACCTGTTAACGATTTTGATACGGTATCGATCGAACCTTTTGTACCAGACGTTGTTGTGTTTATTAATTTTTTTGTTGTATCACTTAATGTTATTCCAAATACAGAAAATACATTTTTTAAATAAGGTACTATTTTATCAATCGCACTACTACCTCCGTCGCTCGCATAATAAAAAATATTTATTCCTAGTAAGATTAATATTAAAATAGTTCCTAAAATGATTGAAGTTAGGTTATCTATAAACCAAGTATTAAATGAACGAGTACCACTTGAACTACCTGTATTAATAGTTGGAGATACACTATCTTGAACACCAACAATATCATTCATAGATACACTACTTTTTCCAGTCATTTCATTCCCAATAGTATTTACTAACTCTGTTAATTTTTCATTATTTGTTGCCATTATATAAATAATATATAAATAAAAATTAATATTATTTATATAATACTATAAAAATTTATCCATCATGTTTAATTTCTCAATTGTTTTATCTAAATTTGATTTACTTGAATTATTAATAAATAAATAATCTGTTTTTGGTGCTATTTCGTTTTTTTTGACTTGTTTATAAATATTATCTAGTTTTTCCAATATATTTGAAACCTTAACTTTATCATTAACTAAATTTATATTAAAATTAACATTATCTACCAATATTGATACTGCCGTATATAATATATATCTTCTACTTTTATTGCATGTTGATGTATATTTTAATGTAAATAAATTTAATAAACCATTAATTAATTTATTTTTTTGTTGATTATCTTTAACATAATAAAAAAATATATCCCATATGATCCATATTAAATCTTTTTGAAATTTATCATTGCCCACATAATCCCTTCTATCGCATAAACATTTTTTCTTTTTTTTTTGGCAAATGCTCTGGTACTCAATTATCCATTCTATCCAATAACACGATTCTATACTATTCATTGATTCATTTGATAAATGATAACTTAATTCATTTAAAGCAATGAATATTTCTTTAGGGTCATCTCTTAAAAATATAGGGTCGGCGTATTTAGTATGCGGTGCTTTAAATTTTTCACTAATACTTGATAAATCAAACGTTGACTCTTTCTCCAATTTTATTTGCTGAAAAGCGTGTTTTTGAGTCGACAAACATAATATTACTATGATTTCTCCAA